GGGGGGTCCTGGGGGGAAAGCCCAGGCCAACTTTGTTGGCATCCCTCTGTAAATTTCTGACCCCTTTTTCTTAGCGACCCTCCGCTCGTAGCTTAGGGTATAAACCCTGCGGGGGTCGGGGTGCGTTGCTATGTATGAACGTTGTGTCGAGAGCAACGACTGGAATAGGAGCGATCTCCCGCTCGTACCAAAGGTATGGTCCCTTTGGAGGGGAGGGGATGACTCTAGTCCCAGCATTGCGCTGTCGTTTGGTATGTAAAATAGAATAACCTCTAAGTCTAGCTTTGCGCTAAGCGCTAAAGACGCTAAGTACCCTAGAACTAAGTAGTAACTTTGTTCCCCTCTTAGACTAAGGCGTTAATGCCCACAGCAACAGGGGGCTCCCAACGATCTGGGAGCCCCCTTTAGACTATATTACTTGTTTAACCCTTTGTCAGCTAAGTCAGCTAATTCTGGACTAGCTCCAGCCTTATCAAGCCCTTCAGGCTCTGGCTTAACCGGAACCTTAGGCTGTTCTGGAGGAGACTTAACAACAGGATCCGTTGTAACCCCCTCAGAAGCCTTGTCAGGGCCTTGAGCTTTTACGGGCATTGGGTCCGTTTGAACTAAATCAGGACCAGCAGGAGAATCCTCCGCCTTTCTAGTACGAGCTTTTATACCTTCCTCAGATTCAGACCAAACCTTCATAGGAGTCGTCTTTGTCTGATGCCTAGTAGGATTATATGTACTTCCTCCGTTAGAATCTCGTAACAAAGGATCGCTTTGGAAAAGGTAATTTAAGAAAATTCTCATAGCTGGTTTAAAAGGAACCGGGGCGACCCGTCCTAAGTTAGCTACACCTTTTTCATAGTCTCCATTATAGATCTGCTCAGTAGCTCGGTCTAAAGCTGATAACGATGAGATAAACATTTCTAGACCAGGCAAAGATACCATGTTGTATCGTAGAGTCTGATCTTTATATCCCGCCGCAAAGTCTTGATCTAAGCTATTTACAAATTTTACAAATAGTCCCATAAGCATTGGCTGCAAGGTTTGAAGTCGTCCAAATACAGGAAGATTTTCTAACACTTTTAATAGAGCCCCTTCGGGATCGTTTTCCCAGCGTTCTAGAATCTCCTCAGGATCTTCGCCCTTAGCTGCCTGCATAATGGTTGTATATGTAATTTCACCCATAATTAAAGGAACTATAAATGAAGCTACTCCAGTAATACCACCCTGCCACATATGCTGACGCATACGAGAATAAGCAAGAATAGGATATTGTCCTAAAGAAGCTAACAACCGTTCCATCATATTTCGAGGAACTTGTCGATTGCCAAAAGTTGGATCTAAGTTATTCCTTCTATTAAACGCATTAACCATTCCTAAAACATGGCCTACAGCAGCTTGCCCATCTGCGGCATCGGCTGTATTTTCATGAGCTAACATTTCTGTATGAAACCCATCAAAATCAAAACCATCTTCTTTTAAATAAGCCTTAACAGCATCTTGTACTTTCATCAGCATAGAGAGGTTATTAGCGCCTCCGTAAAATAGCTGAGCTGCTACGTCATCAGGAACCCCTGCTTTTCTAGCAGCGGCTGAAATATCTTTTCTTGTAGGCTCTTCAGGCAACTCTTCAAATAATTCTCCCAGTTCCACAAAACGATCTTTGTGTACCATTTTTTGGATCTGTCTAATACCTTGAACACTAGAAACATATCTAGTATACGTGTTAATACCACTGAACCCGTAAGTAGAAACACTTCTAATTCCTCTGCCTAAACGACGCAGCGGAGAAATAGATTCGCTGGAAATATTACCATCTGATACTGCATCAAAACCAATATCACCTAACTGGGAGATTTGACCTATTTTATGCAAAGAAAATTCATGAGCATTAACAGATTCTAAAACCCTTTGTCTTTTAGCTGGGCTAAATCCTTTAATATAATCTAGAGGAGCTTGTAAGTCTCCTCGAATCATATTAGCAATAGTTCTAGCAAAACCACTAGTAACCTCAGCTAAAACAGACGTAGTCCAGTTACCTGCCGAAGCAATACCAATACCAACAGTTGAAAGATCGTGGAAGATACCTTCTAGTGCGTCGTCTGTTTCGTCTAAAGTTCTAGGTTTTCTTAAAAACAAAGTGTCATTCTGCTCTTCAATAACAGTAAGCTCATTTCCCATACGCTTACGTTCTAAAGAAGTAAGCTGACGCATTTCCCCGTTTACTGAAAACAAGGCTCCAGGATCTTTTAACTTATCTTTTAAGTAGTAGACAAGATCTAAGAAATCCATCCCCTGTAAACCAAGAGCGTTTTGTTGTACTACTGTGCCATAAGAATCGCCAGTTCGGCCTTTAAACAAAGATGGTATAATCTGAAGAAGGTCTACGCTTTGATACAAAGAAATATCCGGATCAGCAGACCCATCTTCACGACCGGCTTTTCTAGCATTTCCAGAAAAGAAGTCTTCCCAGCGACCAAACATACTATGGTCTGGATTTAAGTGACCAGAGTTTTTTAGAACAATAGCCTCTTTTAAGGCAAAGTTTTCCAGTAAACCTAAATCTTCTGGTACACGAACAGCATCGCGTCCATCTCTAGAGTTAGCCCATTTATCATACATAGCCGAAGCTTTAGAACGTCCAGTTAAAACTCCCCGTTCTCCTCGTTCTCCATTCCAAGAAGCCTCTTCTCTAGTATCAAGGCTTTTTCTGTAGTGAATAAGAATAGGATTATCCGGGGTTAAAAGCGTTTCTTCAGTTCTAAGTTTTACAGGAAGAACCAACTCTTCAGCATAGAGCTTACTAGCCCAGGCAGCTTTATCAGCCGGTTCCCAAGTAGAATAATCTTCGGGTTTCTTTTCGTGATATTTTTCAGCTAACTCTAATAACGCGTTTTGAAGATGCTCTGGCATTTCATTAAACTGAAGACGAGCGGCATCTGTGCCGACTTCTTCAGTCATAATGCTTCCAATCCCAACTAAAGCATCTCTATTAACAAAGACTGGTCCTCCTCTTTCCGCGCCTTTAGCAGAGCCATCGTAACGATCTTTTAACTCTTTAAAGGCCCGGTTAACAAGTTTTTCCCGTAAGGAGTCTACGCCAACTTCTTTACTAACATGCTCTTGCCTAAGTAAATAAGGAAGTCTGGGGCTTTTTCTAATCTTGTCTCTTTGCGTTTTAGATAAAACACCTGCTCTATAAGATTGTTCTACAATACGGTGGATCAATCCAGACTCTGGATTAAAAACCAATTCACCCATTGCCAGTAAGTCATCCCGAAAGCGCCCTTCTTCTTTAGAAGATAGCTTTAAAGGACTTAGATCTAAATTAGAAATAGCCCTTTGTCTAGCAGATTCGTTCGGATTGTTTAAAGATTTATGAACACGACGCTGCATATCTAAACCAACATTTTGCGTAGCTGGATCAGACGCTTTAGCGAATTTATTAAAAATCTTAAAGTATCTACTAGCTCTATTATAGAACCTTTGTAAATCTCTAGACATCTTATCAGCTAAGAATTGCTGAGGAACCCAGCCATTAAGGGATGTTGTTGCATTAATTGCATTAGGATTACCAGCAACAGTTAGACCACGAATATCGTCAAAAGGTGACGAAGGAAGAGTGGATAAACCTCTAGCAAAAGTCATAAGACTTGCAGCCGAACTAACTTTAGAACCTACTCCCATAGACTGAGTAGCTCTAAAAGCTTTTAAGGCTGTCTCTGCTTCATAATCACGTAACTCTAACCACTCTTCGTCAGTTAGGTTTTCTTTAATAGGAATACCTAACTCGGGATCAAGACCTTTAGCTCTTAGCTCTGCAATACGCGCTTGCCTAGAAGGAGCTTCTACGCTAGATCTAATAATCCTTTGTTTTTCTTGTAAAGAAGTTCGTTCAGCTAAAAGTCTATGTTTTTCTATAGTACTTGTTTCTTCTCGAAGTCTTCTTTCTACATCGGCTAAACGCATTTCTAAGGCTGTCGCACTATCGGCAGGACCAAGCTCACCTCCAGCGTAAACGGTTTTAAGAGTCCCGTCTCGACCAACTCCCTTAGTAATATTTAAAAGACCCTTGGAACTAATGGTATGAGCTTCATCTGCTCTTGCAGACATAGCTGTAATAGTTTTCCATTGAGTATTAAAGAAAGTCTCATCTTCTTTGTTTAACCAACCCCAAGAGCTAATCCTTACTTGTTTAGGATCTTTATCAGGTTTTCTAGCAACGCCAAACTCTCTTGTATACTCCTGTATATCCTTAAGAAGATTACGGATTCTAGTAGCAGCTAAAGTAACCATATCTTTAAAACCGCTTTCATGAGAAACGTATTTATCTAGGTCTACTTTACCAGCCTTTGTTAAAAGAACGCCAGTCATAGTCCAAGCATAAGCTTCTCTAACTAACTCTAAAAACTCAGGTTCGTTTTGTTCTAATTCTAGAATAAAAACATTTTGAGGCTGAGCTTTAACCAGGTTTTCTAAAGTAATGTTGTAAGTTTTCTGAATTCGTTTTAACTCAGAAATAAACTTATCTATTCTTGGAATACGAATACCTAAAGCATCTACTAGTTCTTCAAACTTTGAAATACCTTCTACAGTTACAAAATCTCGTAAGAACGTGTTTCTCATTGCTTTTGTATTACCAGTCCGTTGACGAGAAGTCGATATTTTAGATAAGTCTCTAGCCTCGCCTCGATCTGCTACATATAAATTAGAATCACTTAATTCGTGCAAGACAAAAGCAAGAGCAGCGCTTGCTTGACCCTTTCCTAGTAATTCAGAAATTTCGTTAACACCATTCATAGTACGTATTAGTTTAGTCATTCGTTGTTGGTTTGTAACGCTCTTTTCAACTTGAATGTCAGTACTAATTTCGCCGTCTGGGTTAAATCTAAGATTTCCTCCAAAAAGACTGAACCCTAGCTCAGAGTCTACTAAAGCTGTTTGAATTAACTGCATAGCTTCAAAGTCAGAAACTGGTTTATCGACTCCTTTATCTCTTCCAGTCAAAAGCTTAAATAAGGTAGCTGCGTTTTGAGCACCAGGTTGTCCCCTAAAAACACTACTCTGTAAAGCTAATAAGAAAGCATCGCCTTCAGGAGTATTTGTTTGCGTTGTTCTTGTAATATGAAGACGCTTAGTAACATTACGAGCAGCTTCGTTACGTTCTTCTGGAGTAACTGGTTTTACAGATCCGTCATAACCTGTTTCAGGATCTCCTGCTACAACTGTGGAAGACGGTTGTCTAGATACAGTACCTGTTGGTAGATCGAAGTCATCGTCAAGATCCGCCTCGGGTTCAGTTTCTATCCGCTTAACTTTTTCATTAAGATTAGATTCCCAAACAGACTCCCAATCAGCAGATTCATCAATACCTATTAAATTATTTACCTGTTTAGCAAACTTAGCATCATCTTCCGCAGTTTTAAGATATATTTGGTCTTTAATGTTATTTTTGGTTGTTTTAATATTAGTTACTTCCCCGTCTTTCATTGTAGCTCTAGTAAGAATATCTCCAATTTTCTTAAGTTGAGGGGAACCATAGTTACTCATCATTCCATCTGAGGTTTTAGCTATCCAACTACCATCAGGCCTTATTCCGCCAATAACATACCATACGCCGCGTGGTACTTTTTCTTTGCCTGCCAACCCAGAAGACTGGTAAAAAACAAAGACTTCTCCATTAACTTCTACTGCGACCATATTACGAGCAGAAAAGTTTACAAGTCTAGACGGCCCGGCAGGGCCTTCAAGATCGACGAACTTAGCTCCAATCTCAGAAAATTCGTTTTCAGCTTGATCTAATATCTCGTTCAGCTCATCCATAGTTTTATATAGCCGGTCAAGATCATGTTCTTTGTAATTGGGATCAACTTTAGAATCAGTTGATTTATCATCCGCCTTTTTAGTAGCTTTTCTAGATACAGTACCTGTTGGTAGATCGAAGTCATCATCTGCCTTTTTAGTAGCTTTTCTAGATACAGTACCTGTTGGTAGATCAAAGTCATCATCTGCCTTTGTGGTATCTGATCTAGATACAGTACCTGTTGGTAGATCAAAGTCATCGTCAATAACAGCATTGTCTTCTAATTGACTAGAAGTACTTTCTAAGTCAGGCTGTTCTTGTTTCTTAGCCATTTCTTTAGCTAAATCTGGAACAATCTTTGAGATGTCTTCTTTACTTACATCAAAACTATGCCCGCTTAAAAACTTCTCAGCTTCAATATGAACAGTTCCGTTTTTATCTACAAGCCCTGCGTTTAATAAAAAGTAAGCTAAACCAAGTTTACCTTTTTGTGCAGAGTTTATGTCTGTACCCTTAGCTTTTCCAAAAACACTATCTGGATCGATAGTATCTCGCATGTCATGCCATAAGACAGCTCCTAAAGCTTCTGGTTTCCATCCGGCATTAGTATCCCCTTCAACTCTTAATTGTTCAGCGTTTCGTTCTGTTAAGGGTGTTCTAGCAAAACCATGAGCAGGAGCAAACGAAGTATCAAATCGATCACTCTTTTCTCGGAGCTTGCTGCTCATTTCTAAGTCTAGTTCTATATCAACGCCAAACATAGAAGCTACTAAAAGCTTATGAACAATCTCTTTATTACGACTAAGGTTTAATATATGGAGCTGTTCCATTGCGGTAAACGTAGGACGTGCTCCGGAAGGTAAAGTAGGATCGCTAACTTCCATACTATTATACCTAGCGCCGAATTGAGTAGGTCTAATTACTTCATCTGGGCCGTTTTTGATTTTTTCTAACAAAGGAACAAAAAAGTTATTATCTACATCATCTAAAGCTAAAGTAAAGCCAGCTGCTACGTCTAAATTAGTAATATTAGGATCGTCAGCATCAAGACCTAAAACTTGAAAAAGAAACTCTCTATACTGAGGCTCGTTCTCTAACATTTCATAGATACCGTAAAAGAACATTTTAGTATCTTCGTCTAGTTTTAAACGAGGTAGTTCAGGAAACTCTGTTGCCATTTCCTCAAACATAGAGTCGTAAAATTCAGACACCACGGTTTGAAAATCATTATCCGAAGTCACATCTTTTCCGTCTTCATAGTCTTCGAAATCATCCCAGAACTTTTGTTTTTCTTCGGCTAAATCTCTAGTAATTATTTTAGACTTAGCGTCTGCATCTGGAATAGACTGAACAGTTTCGTTTTTTAAACCGAATTTAACGTTGTTCCATTCAGTATAATTTTTTAAAAACCCATCTGCATTAACCCACGCTACAAACTCAGTAGGAGACATAGCTGCAACTTCAGCGTTATCAGGAGCTAACTTCGTTCTATCCATATACATAGCAGCAAGAGCTTTCATAGTAAACTCTTTATTAGCTCCGCCCATAAGCATAAAGTCTAAGAAGAACACCGAAGTAGGACCTCTGCTCGTTAACTTAGGTACAATTTCTTCCATAGCTTTTCTAGGATCTTTTCCAGGTCTCATATCAGGCCTTCTTAAAAGAACACCCGTAGCATCAACAGGACCTACCATAAGACCGGCCATGCCAGTTAATTGATTTCTAAATGCATAATTAACTAACATCTCCCCAAAAGTTTTAAGGTAATCGCCTTCTTGTTCTCCTTCAACACGGACAACTTTAGGCTTACCGTCTTTATCTACTATTTGTTTAAACCTAGTAGAAGATCTACGACCTGGGGCTACTTCTCCTCTGTCTAGATCGTGTTTCCTTTTTCCAGCGTCTGCTGCAGAAACAGAGATAGCTCCGTGAGTAAGATTAAGAGCATCCATACTATGCTGTCTCATTCGTGCTCTTTGTGCAGCTTTTCTATCAGACTTTGTTTCTCCTCTTGGTTTTTCTCTTCGACGAGTTTCTGCTAAACGATGAGCTAGACGTAAAGAACGAACACCAGCTATTCTTTCTTCAGAAGTTAAACTATCGCCAAAATGCTCTTTAGACGATAAGTTTTCTCCTTCTACTTCCTGCTTAATTTCTTCTTTACTTCTTTGATCTTCGGTACGAATACCAGCAATGTATTCAGCATCTGATAATTCAACAGGGTTTTGAGAACTTTCAGCGCGTACAGCTTCAGTATAAGCAGGAGAAATTGGCGAAGCTGTTGCCATCTCTTGAATACTAAAGGTAGATCTTTGCTCTGATTGAAGATTTTTCTTAGCTGCCTCAGCGTCTTGCAATTGACGGCTATGAAGTTTAGTGCGTAAAGCCCTTAAAGAAGGTACGCCCAAAGCGGTTGGTTGAACAGCTGAGTTAGGCATAGAAACATTAGAAACGTCTGGGGTTGTTAGGCGATTCTGAGGACTAACTGAAACAGGGATTAAAGTCCGATCCGCTTGCTCTGTTGTTTTTCCGTCATCATCTATTTTAATAACAACTTTTCTTAACTCCGTTAAACGCCCCATTCTATAAATTTCTTCTTCAGTTAACTCAGAACCTTCTTCTCTTTCTTTCTTCTTCAAAGCTGCAATTTCGCCGTCAATTTCTTTTAAGCGAGCGTTGCGGTTTTTAGACCTTTTCTTTTTTTCTGGATCGTAAGAATTTTTACGAGCCGTTTCAACAAAGTCTTTTTCGTTTGGATCAGTAAAACCAAGGGGTTTAAGAATACCACCTAACTCCATTTCCATGTCTTGAAGAACAGTGGACCTAAGAGCGTCTGTTTCGGTTTCCTGGCCTTCCATAAGACTAGCAAACGCATCGCCTATAACAAGAGTTCCTACTTGTTCGTCTCCGATTCCCAAAGTTTCTTCTGTGCTACTTTCTCCGCTCATAGGTCTACCCATAGCAGAAGTATCTGTAAACTTAAATGAACGACCAGTAGATACCCTGTTACGGGCATACATCGGTAAAGCGTTTTCTCCTAGCTGAGCCCTAGAAATAGAATCTAGGTCTTCAACCGTTAGACTCATATCTTCCATGTAATCCATAATAATTGGATTATTAGCAACCACCGAAGTTCGGTTTAGATGTTCAACGCTCTGTAAGTAAGAACTAACGGGTTTTACTATTCGACGAAGAGCTTCATCAAAAGGAATTCCTTTTTGAGCACTAGTTGCTTTAGCATCTTGGATAAACTCAAACATACGACGAATAGCCGCGTCTTTAGCTTTTTGAGTTATGTTGCCGCTGCGTTGTCCCATTTCTAGGCGAGCGACCCAAAGACCAAGCATAGGAAAAGAACTATCATCAGCAATACCGCCAAAGACACGTTCTCCTATTGTTCTAATAGCTCGTAGCATATCTTTATCAGTAGATTGAGTCCTACGATCATAAATATCCTGATCTACATCAGCATCTTGAACTACATCATCTGCAGGAATAGCAGGTGTAAATTTACTATCGCCCACTTCTTTATATTTACGAAGCTGTGTTAGCTCTTCTTGAGTAATTTTTCTATCAAGGACATCTTCTAAATCAACTCGTTTTTCTCCGCCTTGTCCGTCAGGAACATACACAACTAAGCTATCATAAGCCATACGAGCGTTTAACTGTTCGATAAGAACGTCTGTATTAGGAAGCCCTAAAACAGTTTCAATCGTTCCTTTAGTATCCTTATCTCCTACAAGAACAAACACAAGTTCATTAGCCATTTCAGTTACAGCGCCCTCATCCCTAAGCTTTTTAAACTCTTCTCTTAAAGCTAAATCGGAAATGTCTTCTAGATCCAATTCGTTTAATACTTTAATAGTATTGTTTCTAAAAGCCTTTTTACCAGCAGAGTATACCTTTGTCATCACTGGTGGTTTAAAAACATCACTCCGGAACCAAGAAGCAATAGGACTACTTAAATCTTTAAAGCCTTGGCCTTCTTTAAGAGAAGCTATTTCAGCTACTTGAGATAAAATAGTCCATCCTCTATGAGTTAAATTTTCATTTTCTAAGGTAGCTACACCCACTAAAGAATAGTTATCAGCTCCTTTTTCAGCTACGAATTTATCTTGGTATTGAGCCAAAGCGGAAGCAACTTGTTCTCCTCCACCCACAGTTTTAATTGTGTTTAACTCTTGAGCAAGAAAATCTCTAAAAACCGCTTGGTTTAAACCAGGAATATCTTTAGGCCCAATCTCAGGTTTGCCGGTTTTTTTATTAATAGGGACTTTGCTATAGTCTACTTCAGTAATAACTACATCTTGTCCAGTCCTATCTTTGATATCTTTTGAAGCTGGCTTAGTAGTTATCTTAACCTTAGATATAGCTTTGTGGTGGTTTCTTTTTTCTTGTGCGTTTTTATAAACAGCATAGATTTTAGCATGTTCTGGATCAGCCCTATTGTAGTTGCCTTTAATACCGTCGTAGTCAAGCTTAGCTTCTTTGTATGCTTTTTCCCAAGTCTCTAAAGATGTTTTGTTCCTCTCCAGAAACAAATGAACTACACCAGCATGGAAGTCGTCATAGATAGACTGAGCAACTTCAACAGCTTGAGCAGAAGCATCTTCATCATTATCAATAGTAACCTTTACTTTACCATTATCAACAACTACTGTGCCATCTTTAGCTTCGTGTAAAGCACTTAGCAGTTGAATAGGATTATCTTCTAAAGAAGACATAAGAGCAGCTAAGTGATGTCGTCCAGAAGCTCTAGCAAAACTAGCCATACCAGAAGCCGTTCCCCAGATGCGGCTTGACTTAACAGCCCAAGCATCTTTAAAAGAACCAGCATTAAAGGTTCCTGTCTTTAGTCCAGTATCCCCCTTTGCGTTTATCATCGCTTTTAAAGGCTTTAGCTCGGGAGTTTCAGGAAGGCTACCAAATACATGGTAAGCTGCCGAAGAGTTTCTCATGCTTAAAGCCTGGTCATGTAACGTATGAATAACAGAAGGAGGGGTTATACGAGCCCATTCAACGCGACTTTCGTACTTGTCGCGGAAATTTTGAATCTCTCCTTGCAATTCAGTGATTAACTGTTGAGGAGCAATACCTCTTCGTAGATCAGCGGCGTAGGGGGTATTCTGAACAAACTCTGAAAGTTTATCCCACTGCTCAAGATTTATTAGACTTTCAATTCTTTCGTAGTAAGCTAAACGTTCTTCTACATCTGCTTCAGTATAAAATTTTCTTTTTTGCTCTCCTGTTTCAGGGTTAGTGTCAAAAAGAATATGCTCATTAGTTTTATCTTGAACGTGGCGTTCAAAAGTTAACATAAAGCCACGATTACTTAATTGACCAAGATAACCATGTTCATCTTCTTTTGTATTAACTCCTGCAGCAAGAGAATCCCCTTTACTTGTCCCAAAGTTTCTAAAATTAAAGACGGCTTCAATAAGAGCGTTACCGGCGGTAAAGCCATCTACAGCATCTAAAGAACCATCCCATAATTTAGATAAACCACCAAACGTATTAGCGTCAGTTACATTACCAAACAAATCTGGAGACTGGCTTACAGCCCATCTCGCAATCCCTTCTGCTAATTCTTTACGTTCTCTAATTGCCTGGGCTTTTTGGTTTGGTCTTAGATCTTTATCTGGAGTAAAGATTAACTTCCTTCTAATAAATTCTTGAAGACCCATTTTCTTAAGCATGGTATGAAAAGCGGGACTATCGTCAGGAAGTCTGCTTAGAGCGTGCATTACACCTTCAACAAACTTAGTTTCCTGTCTCCGCATATACTTTGCTTTTCTATCAGCAAAAGAGGTATCTTTATTACCATAAGCGGGGCTATTAATAACCTCGTTTACTCTAGACTGAGTAACTGAAGTGTTTACTCCAGCATTTGCAATAAAGTTTACAACAGTTAGTTCAATCATTGCTTGAGAGCGATATTTAATTAGTTTATTGCGGATTCTATCAGGGACATCGCCCTCTAAGCCTTCTTCAATCCGATCAATACGAGCTTGTTGTTCTTGTCTATAAGCAGACGTAAACTCGCTATCTTCTGCTGATCGCGCAACTCTTTCTTCAACCATTGATCTAAGAAGAACAATATGAAATAAAGAGTTCCCAGCATTGTTAGATTCGAGCGCCTCAGCTTCGCCAAAAGCCGAGTGAAGAAGGTTTTCATGTCCAATAGGCCAGCCAGCCTCTATTAATTCTCTATAAGTCACGTATTGAGCGTCTTTACCCTCTTTAGCATATTTAGATTCAATAGCCATAATAGAAGCTAAAGCTTGACGAGCTACTCTATTTTGGGTAGTAGGATCACCTAACCAAAACTTTTGAGTTTCGGTAGGAGACCAATCTCCTAAAGCATCGCTTTCAAAAGCATCGCTAATAGCAGCAATCCAAGTAAGTTGTTCGTAAAGACTGAGGACTTCTTCTTTTGTCAGGTAAGCTTTTTCTTCCCCATCAACTTCGACTTTCTCCGGAATAATATCTTTTCCAGATTCATCAACCTCAGCTTTTTTATCTGAAATCTCAAAGTTAACGCCTACGTTAATACCATATTCTCTATAAACAGCTTTTTCTATGTCTTTTTTAGTAAGACCCTCTTTATCTCTTAAAGCTTTAATTTTCTTAGCTACAGTTTTTCGAGTTTCTGGAGGAAGTTTTAGTCCTGCTTCTTTGATAGAATCATAACGCTCTTTAGTAACTTTAGCCATTTGGATAGGACTATAAACACTCGCTTTGTTTCGAGCATCAGCAGCCCTATCACCTTGTTGCATAATAAAAGAAGTGATTCCTCGTTCAACTCCTACTTGTGCTTGTATTGTAACAGCCTCAGTAAGAGTCCCCTCTGTAACCATAAGTACATCGGTAGAATCAGTAATACTTTTAAGTATCTCTTCAGAACCGTTATTTTGCTGTAGTCTACGACGTTGACTTTCCTGGCGTGCTTCCTTAGTAACGTCTTCGGGTTTTACAGCCTGAGGAGGCTGAGGAGGAACAACAGCTGCGCCTACAGTAGTAGCCTCACCGGATCGTCGTTCCATAATAGCGTTTACAAGAGCTTCTCGTCCAGGCTTTGCAGGAAGATCTCCGTTTTTACCGAAAGTAATCCCTAACCCTTCAGCCATTTTCTTTAGCGCAGCTAAACTATAGCCACCCTTTTTTCGACCATCTACTAAAAGCTTTTGTCTTTCTTCTTCTAAGGCTTCTTTATTAACCTGTTCTTGTCTTGCTTGAGTTTCAGCTAGCTGACTTTCATATTCCTCTTGTCTTCTAGCTACCTCCTTTTCTATAGCTCTGCCAGTATCTTCTGTCGTAACAGTGCCTTCGGCCATAGGATTAAGACCTGAGTTTACAGCAACTGTGTTTATTAGATCGTCTTGTAACTCATCATCTACCTCACTAAGACCGCCTTCAATAGCTTCATCAATTTGCCGCATAGTCTCATATACTTGAAAATTAGAAGCCTCTTTGACTCCCTCTTCTATTTCAATAAGAGTAGCTTTTATTTCTGGATCTGTATTAGGGTCATCTATAAGCTCACGAACTACTTCTCCACGATTTACTGCTTCAGTCCCCGTACCATTATCGGCAGCTTTTTCAACAACAGCTGTATTTAAAGCCACTGCTGCTTTAGTACTTGTACGGCGTTTTTCGGGCGAATGCTCATTTGCTCTTCTTTGTGCGTCTCGTTTACTTTGAGCTTTAGTTGTTTTCGATTCTCTCTGTATAATTTTATTTAACTCAACAGGATTGCCTCCGGATTCTTTAACGGCCTTAGCCATATCAACACCATTAGCAATACCTGTATCAACAACAACCTCTAATCGGCTCATAGCCTCAGCATCATCAGCGTGTATAAAACCTCTAGAAACAGCACTAGATTTTACGTTTTCTAGAATAACGCGTTTAGATCTAATACCGCCGCTAGCTAAATCATACATAGTACTAGCTAATACACCGTTTTTTCGATCTGTTCTTTTTTGCCTGATGTTTTTAACTAAGTCTTTAATATCACCTACTTTAAAATCATCCTTTGCATAACTACCAGGAGAAGTTAAGATACCTGTAGCGGTTCGAATAGCTCCACCAAGAATTGCTCCGTACATAGCACCATAGCCCATAGACTGTAAAGCACCGTGGAGACTAAAGGCATAATCTTCTGGGTTAACGTCATCTCCGTAAATAAAACGAGCATAGTCTGCTTCTTCGTCTCTAGTAGCAGCGTAGGCTAAAAGCTCACTCCACGCTCCATCTGCCATGTTAGCAGCTAGTCCAGTAAGACCACCTGGAGCATCCATGTCAAACAAAGAATTACGAAGGGCAATTCCAAAAACGCTTCCTCTACTTAGTTCTTTAATTGCCAAAGCTTCAGCGGTTTCTTTAGAGGCTTCTCTAGAAATCCACCAAGCTTGTTTAACAGTAGGAACAAGAATTTCTTCTGACCACGTAGTAGGAGTTAAAAACTTTCGTGTAACGTTAGAAGCTTTAGCTGCAGATTCTAACCAACCAGCCGTTGTTGAGGCTGCTTCAGATAACCGCCTCCAATTCTCTGCTGTTTTTGCGGCTCTTCGTAAAACTGGGCCGTTAAACAAGACTCGTCCAGCTGCTCTAGCAGTAGCCCGTTGTGTTAATCTTGTGCCATATGCCGCAAGGCTAATACCACCCGTAGCTACACCAAAAGCTACAGCAGCTCCTAATTCAAAAACAGAATCAGGATCAGAAGGCATAGCTTTAAGCATTTCCCAAGTATCTCTAAAAACTAACTCCGTTGTGCCAGCATGAGCCATTGCTTGTCCTTCTTGAAAAGCTAAGACTCTTTGGTTTACTCTTTCCATAGCTGCTGTTAAAGACGGAGCGTCTTCGATATCTTTTTCTGTCAACCCAATTAACTCAAATACGAATTTCTGATCTCCGTTTACAATAGCATTAGCAATTTCTTTTCTAGCCTTAGAATTTGCCTTCCACTCTGGATCTCCCTCGTACAAACGATACCATAATTCTGTACCTTCATTTAATTTTCTTGCGCCTAAACCTTCAGCTGATTCAGACCAAGGAGCAGCGAAGAATGAGTAAATCCCTGAAACTGTTTCACCAACACCCTCAAGACCTCCCCAATTGTTTCTATTTAAACGAAGCCCTTGCGACTCAGCATAGCTTTTAGAACGATCAATTAAAGCCTTTGCATCGGGAGAAAGTTTTTCGTACTCTCCGTCAATAGCTGTATAGCTTCCAGCAAACTTAGCATCAACAGCTCTACCAGAATATCCAAACAAAGTTCCTGGATCTGTAGCTGCGCTTCTTTGGCTATAAGCTTGCCAATTAGAACGATCACCGGCATTCATCCAGTCTCTAATGTAACCGCTATCAGTGGCTTTAATACCCTCAACAACTGGTTCATCTGGATCAAACTTCCGGTCAAAAAGAGCTTTTAAAAAGCCGTCATTTTTAGAAGACGCGGTTTCAATGTCTTTTAAAATCTGATCTATTCGATTTGAATTATTAAATAAGTAATCGTCGTATCTTTTTTGCTCTTCTATTTGAGAAAAAGACTTAATTAAAGCAGTATCTCTATTTACAAATCTACTGAAAGTCTGAGAGTTTAATAGATCTTCTTGTCTAACATTTGTTGGATTAAAAGAAAAATTATTGGTAGTTTCTTGTGTCATTTATTCTCCTGCCCGTAGGGGGATTATTATTTCCACTGCACATTTTTAAAAACATAATTAGGTTTTTCATCTTCACGGTCTAACATATCTGCAATTCTGTCTTGAATATTGAAAGATTCAACTTTACCCGTCTCTAAGCTTCGATCTTGAATTTGATATATTTCTAATAACGTTTTTATTCTTTCTCGTTTTTCTTCTGATAACGAAATATATCTAGGATCTTCTAGTATAGTATTGGGATAAGACTGAGCCTTCCATTCCACTTGCTCCTTTGACGTGAGCACTCTCTCTCTTTTAAAAGACTTTTTAGCCTTAAAAACTTCAGGGGTTGTTTGTTCTAAGCCCTCTAATATACTTTTTGCGTTCTTAAGTTGTTCTCTTAGCCTTAAAGTTTTCGGCGAATCTTCGGTTATAAAGTCCCCAAAGTTAGTATCTTGCTGTATACTAGTCTCTAACGATTTCTCAAGTTCTTCAATGGTTTTACTAGCCTTGAATATTTCAGATTCACGCCTATTAAACCTTACAACCTCTTCATCGGTGAAGTCTTCGGCATTTTCTACTTCAAGGCTTCTAGGTAAAGAAACAGGCATTGAACTTACAGTTGAAACTTTGGTTTCAAACTCGCCGTCTAAACGCTCCACTTGCGTTCTTCTAACCAAACCACGTTGACCGCTAGGAGTTCTAAAAGTAGTATCTTTATAAATTTCAGTATTAGGCAGTTGCAATGTTGGATCGTCGTAGAAACTATGAGGATCTGATAAAGTAGTAGCGTCTTTTAGATAAGCCTCTAGATTATGTAAAGAAGCTAAGTTAATAAAAATCTTATAACTTCCGTCTAAGCCATAAGCGTTAGGATCTTTGCCATCTCTACGCGCTCTGTCGTAAGGAGAAGCGTATAAACCCCTAAGAAGCGCTAAAGCATCATTTGCAATTTGAGCCTGGTTTTCTTCATTCCACTGGCCTTGAACTTGAGATTGTTCTCTAATATCTTCAGGAGGCGTAAATAAACGAAGCAGCTTGAAACTACGATCATCGTCAGGCCTAACGCTAAAATCAAGTTCATCATCACGAAGAAGACGGTCTACTTTAAGACCTTCAGTAGACTTTGTGTTTGAAAGAAAATAAATAAGCGCGCTAAAGGCTTGATAGTTTCGCTCGGTTAATTCTCCAGTTCTGTACGAATCAGAAATACCTTGAAGAGACTGCATAGTCGTAAGGCTTGTAATACCGTCTTCAGGAGAAAAAGCTGAAACAAGGCCGTTTGGAGCAGCCTGAAAAATCCGAGTCTGATCTGAAGAAACTCTAGGTCGATCAACAGCCTCATAACCAATTATCTTGTCAGACTCATCTTTTCTAGCCTGTAGACTTAAATTATTCTCCATACAGAAAGCCATAAAGTTTTCAAAAGTAGGTGTATTATAGCCAATAGATGCGTAATAGCTATTAGCAAAAGATGCTCCATCTCCAGCCATAGCGTTTATTCTTAAATCTTGTAAAAACCCACTAAAATCCTGTGGGGCTATCTTTTGCAAATAGGTTGTAAACGAATTAGTTTTATTACCGTCCCACCATCCTTCATCAAAAGTAGACATAGGACTGTTAGGATTATTTGTATTTTGTCTTGCCCAATCATTTATCCCGCTAGAGTCAAACGGGCCAGCAACCGCCGCTCGTACTTCAAAATCCCTTATTTCTGCGTATTTAGCATATGATTCTCTAAGATTCCTAGCAACCTCTTTATATTCTGGGTTTACTTCACCCTCGTCAATCATTTGAGGAATTTCGTGTAATTTGTGAATAAGACTTGTTAACCGCATTCTATAGGTGCGTTGATCACCTATGTTTGAATTACCTTCTAAAACAGGGGGTACAAGTCTGTCAACCTGGATGTCAAGTACCTGCTTATATGTCCGGCTATTTCTTCTTATACCCAAAGCCTCTAAAGCATCAGAGGTTGTAATTAAAGCTCCAGTTAATACGGTAGCAGCCTGATCAATATCCTCTGGTCTTGTTATTCTACCTGGTGTAAAACCAATAGAAGGAATAGGAGCTACTTGATCTAAAGCCGCTATAATTTTATCCGGATCTTTGCTTAAAAACGCTTCTTTTTGAAGCATCCTTGCATCGGGGATACTTGATAAAGTTACATCACCATCTTCACTAACGGTTAGCCCGTAGTTATTTAACCAATCTAGGTTTAAAGGAAATTCCGAAAGATCTCCTATAGCGTTTTGTTGACCCTCCCTAGTATCTTGATTAAAAGCATCGGCAAACGAATGTAAAACCTGGAGACCATGATCTAAAGAAAACCCAGACATAAAAGTTGTTAAGTGTTCGAGAACATAAGCTTCAATTTCTGATATTGTTTTTAAATAGCGTTGTCCGTTTTCTGTACTTTCTAAAGCTTTCGTACTTGGTCTGAGGCCTGCTATAAATCTTTTTGCAGCTTCCTCAGCTCGATTTTCTTCGGGAATATTTAAATCCCCCGTGACTTCAGCGATAGAGTCATAAAGCCGTCTACTTAACTGATGGCGATTTAAATTCTCAGGCGCGACATTTTGTATTTTACTTACTATTCGATTTAAACTACCCCCGTTTTCTTCGCTTTCTAAAGCATATGTTGTAAGGCGCTGCGCAACTGCATATTGATATGTGTCGAGCATTACAGCTTGTATCTCTGGAGGAATACCGTTGGGGTAATTAGTAGCTACATTTACTGAAGAATTTAGATTAAAAGAAACTTCCTGTTCTTCTGTTACTGGGTTTGTCTTGCTTATTACTCCGTTATTGCTTTCTGCTATATTTAATCCGTCTTGAGCATGAATCTTTCGTAACTCTTTTTCAATAGCGTTTGCACGAGACCGTATTGAAGCTTCATTCCAATTTAAACCACCTAATTCCGCGGTATGTTCAAGGGCTTTAGTTACGTCTTCAAGAGCAGCTTGAACAGCGTCATCCATAGACCCGCCGTTTTGAACAAATAATTGCTTAGCTCTAGCCTGCGCTAAACGCGAAAAAGTCGTTACAGTAACGCCAAATTCTTGGCTTATATTAGCTGATCGAGAACTTTTACTATTTTCTTGTATTTGGCTTAAGTGAACGCTGAAAGACGCAAAACGGCTGGGGTTGTCAAAAACTGTACCTTCTCCTGGGCGCGCTTTAAAACTTCCTGTTTTTTCATCGTATACGTCAGCTAGCCATAAACTAGAATCTTCTACGCCCCTTTGAATAAGCGTTAATCTTGTGTTTTCTGCAGCCGTTTCTTCAAACGATTCTCTCCATTGAGTATAAATCGGAGCAAGGCGTTCTCCAAAGCGCATAGAAAAAGCGTCGTTGCTTTCTAAAACACTTACTAACGCAGTAGCATTTTGTTGGGTTTTTGCAAATTCAATAAACCCCTGAAACTGATCTTCCTCGGGACCGTATTCAATACCTTGATCTAAAAGATGTCCTTCCCATTTAACAAGAAGACCTTCTAAAACAGGTTTTTGCTCTGACATAAAAGAATCCATAGCTGCTTCTGCAGTAGAGAAATCCTTTTCTTGAAGTCCGTATAAAGCTGCATCAGCCGTTGCTTTAAGAACAGGATCCTTTTGAATAAATTCGTTTGAGTCAACCCAGTCTTGGTAAATTTTAGTTTGTTCTTCTAGTCTTTTTTGAAGCTCATCAGCAGAAAGAGGTGAGGCTAAAAGACGCATACGTTCTAAACGGATATCCTCAATTTTACTTTCTAGCTTTAAGGGGTTTAAGGTCATTTTATTTTTTACAATGTCCTGTCTTAAAGCAAGTTTGTTATCTCTTCGCCATAGCTTTTTCTTTGTTTCTTTTAAAAAAGATCTTTCTTCTAAAAGTCGTTGTTCTGGAGTAAGAGTAGACCATACAGGCTTACCGTCTTCTGTCAACATACCGTTAGAGTCTTCAGTTCCTTTTTGAAGCTTTCGTCGATCCCACTCTTCTTGAGCACCATCCAAAACATCGCTATCGTGTTTAACAGATATTTCTTTATAACCTTCAGCAAACTGTTGAGTTGCTTCTATGCCAGTAAACAACAAATTAGCTAATTCTTGTGAAGTATTTGTTCCACCTATTTGATTACTTCCTCGGCCAAATACGACTTCTCCGCCTGTTGTTTGGTTATTCTGTAAAACCGGATCTAAAGGAGCAATACTTCCTAAATCAGGTTCTGTGTATTCTTGAAGAAAACCATAGGCATCTTTTTGTCGTCCGCGTCCTTCAGTGCTTTTGGCACTAGGTATATCTCGTCTTGGCATAGTTATTCCTTAGCTTAAAGCCTTCCCTGTTGAAACACCAGATGCAAAACCGCTAGCTCCTCCACCGAGAATACCCGCAATTAAATTTAGCGTTCCAGAACCAGGTTCAACACCAGTGGAACCGGGCATATAAATACTAGCCTCGCTTTTAGATAGCATATCTCTTTTTGCTAGTTGGTTTTGATAAACGTTTTCGGCACTAGTATCAGCTCTAAATTTCTGAATACGCATAGCACCTCGTTGCTTTGTAAAATTTGAATCAGCTAACGCTTTTAATCTATTTTGCATTCCACCGCGAAGGTTTTTCCCGGTTGCTCTAGCCTTCATAGCGGCATGGTTTTGAACCATGCTTCTAGCATAGTTTTGTGAATTAGCTTGAAACGCTTCTCTATTATTACGTAAACTTTCTGTATAGTTACTTAACGCAGTTTCCCCAATTTTAACATTATTCCACTGGCGTTGTGCGTTTGCTCTAGCCATTGCCATATTTTGTTTATCGTTTTTTAAAGCGTTTTGAAAATTGCTTCGTTCGGTTTCGATTTTTCCAGCTAAGTACTGAGCTTCCGCGTTTTGTTGACCGCCAATAGCACCCAACGCACCACCTAAAGCACCTAAGCCAGCCATTACGCCGCCTACGGCTAATACAGCTCCCATGTTATTCTCCTAAGAATTGTACAATATCGTCTATACAAGAATCTAAGTCTTCAGTATAGTACGTATTATGAATTGTTTTGGTATCAAATAGCCACTTTTGCAGCCTTTCTTTAGACATCTCTATAATTTCTTCTGGAGGCATATCTATATTAAAGGGCTCCCGTTCTATTTGTCTTTTACAGGATTTGATCTGTTCCGTGAGATCTCTTCGTTGCAGGATGACCATTCTATTGACGGGGGCAGAAATAGAATGTAGTTGTACCGGCCATACCTTTGCTATACCTTGGTGAAGAGTAGATACATCCCACGGAAACAGATCGTAATATCCTAAGGGGTTTCCTTCTGTAGGAAGCAAACCTTGTAAAAACTTATCGCCATTTACTAATAAACCGTTTGCCTTGCACTGCTGCATGACAAACGAAGAGCCTACTCTTGGTCCTATACCAGTGACTATGTTTAACGCCACGATTTTTTCCTTTGGCCAAAAATAGTTTTATTAACTTCCTGGGGTTTAAGAGTTTTAAGACGCACAGCCCCGGATGTTCGATTTCCTATTAGAAGATCTGCGCGTCTTTTGTCATCTTCCCAGCTTTTTATTATTTTCATTTGTTCTGCATACTCATTCTTAGCAATCATCTCATCAACGTCTACGCCAAGAGTATCTTCAAAGTATTCCACAGAAGCTGCTAAAACATCTACACGGTCGTCGTGTTTTAAAGCCCCTCTGCGCTCGTACAGCCTTGTTAGCTGCCTCTGGGTTTCTTCTTGACGGATAGCCTTCTTATCAATACAAAGGCGATGCTGAGCCATGACAGGCTCTAAGCTTTTAATGATACGTGCTTCCTTCATACCGCTAACACGATAGCCTTCAATACCGATTTTAGTACCAGCTAATCGACCGATATGAGGCATAAGAAGAGAGCCAAACATACCATCACCATAGTTTTCCTCGTATCTAATTAAATTCAAACCAGGATAATCAAGAGCCAGCTTTACGATTTTCTCTAAAAGAGCGTCTTCATAACCGCCGTCGAAACCCCACAGTTCATGTATCCAAATATAACCATTACCAAATGATGAGACACAAACAGAAGTTTCGTCGTTACCTCTTCCTGAAGGGTCTATATGCATTACTGTATGCTTATATGGAGTATAAGAATCAGCTACCCACATAGGCTTCGATATTACGTCTCCATTAAGACCAAACGAAGGAAGATCCTTAGCAGGCTCTGAACACCACACTATTTTATCGGGGTGGACTTCGTGGTCAAGGTCCAGCACGATAAGATCGTTAAGCCGTAACGGGTAACGATCTTGGTCAGCAAGCGAGGTGTCCAGGTGATAATGTAAGCTGAAGAGTTTTGGCCCGATTCGAGCTTTTCGCTCAGCGAGCAAGTCATCCGGAAACCGCTCTGGTTGCGTCGATTCACCAACTTCGAGATCCAACTCAAGAATCGAAGCATCCACATCGCTAGTTTGCCCCGGCATATCCGGATCTGGGAAGAGCGCCGGGAATTTAAAACATGGGTACGCATCACGCAACTTGTTATAGATGGATTCTGAACTTTGAGGAGTTCCCAAAATTCTAATAAGTCCTTTGCCGGGATTTCTGATTTGTTCAATTTCCCATACCTTATTTAGTAGTTTCTCTCTTGCCTCTGCTGTTTCTGAATTCTTTTCAATTTCAACGTCATCAAGAATAACCGTATCGGCGTGAGATCCAGTAATCTGAGATGAAATACCTCTAGAAAACACTGACAAATCCTGTCCAGTAGTTTGTCTACATTCTACATTAAAGCCAAACGCAGAGTCCCTAGTATTGGGACCCGGTTCAAGGTGTTTCATGTAAGGGACAAGAGTTAAAATCTTCCTTGTCATGCTTATAAACTCAGTACTTTTAATCGCCGTAGCAGATAAAACCATGATAACGTGATCAGGATCTCTCAAGAGTAGCCAAGAAGCGAACATAGACGTTAGCACAGACTTTCCAGCTCCTCGCCCAGCCTGAAGCTGGAACTCGTCAGAGCCTGTCTGAAGCCTTTCTGCCATCATGTACTGGAGTGGAGTAGGTTCTCCTAGTCCCAAGTACTTCATACATTGATGAAGATGGTTACGAAAGTCATCTAAGATATCCTTTGGAATATTCTTTGGAATAAGATCCTCATTTATATCTGGTAGAGGCATAATAGTATTCTCCTATTTGATTATTCTCTCTCTTAGACTCAGGCGTTAGCGCCTAAGAGCCAAACTTAAAGGGAAGATCGATCTTCTCTTCAATAACTTGCTCAATATTTCTTTCTGTAAGCTCTAATTGATCTCTATTTTCCTTAAGAACGTCTAATACAACTTTGTAAAGCTGAGGATTTCTCCGCTCAGAGTCTTCAAGATCATTCATTAACGACCAATACAGTTTTTCGTTAAGTGTTTTATAATTCATCGTTGTTTTCTTTTATAAAAAAGTAACCCTAGTGCAAAGCACATTAACACCCCAGGCCCGGGAACGGAAGAAGTATTATATAATTCTATGTCTAAAGGACCTTCAAATTGAAAAGGACCTTGAGGTAATATTTGTTTGGGTTTTTCGTCTAACATAAAATATGACCAGTCGGTATAAAATGGTTTTATAGGCGAATCTGGTCTAGTAGAAACATCCAAAAAACTAGAAGCGTCAAAACCTATATCGACGATTGACATATTATTTGACATTAAATCTAAATCTGCTTGGTAAAGCTGTATGTTTGTAGATTTTAAAACGTGGTAATTATCTATAGTAAATCCGTTTGGCTTAGCGGCAAAAGAAGGTCCTGGTATAGAAGAATTCTTAGAGTTTTTAGGTAAAGCTTCTGAAATCAAATCAGATCCAGCATCCTTAACAGAATTAAAACTCTCTAAATATTCGGCTACTTTATCCACAAACTCTTTACCAAGTAGCGTCCCTGCTACAACAACAACAATACCTATACTCATTAACTGCTTTTTAATCTTTCTTCTTTCGCGTTCGCAGTTTTCAAGGGAGTCTTTTACTACCTTTTCTGCGTTCCGTTTTGTCTCTTTTAGTTCCTCTTTTATACTTTCGTAATCTGAACAATAAGGACATCTATCGGACAACGGAGCACCCTCCTATAGTTAAATATCAATAACCCTTTTTCATACCAGTCTTACGTTTAGTTGAAGGCTTTCCTGTTTTTCTTGCATATCTTTTTGCAGCAGCCTTACCTTTTTTTGTATAGGCGAATTTTTTACCTTTTACGGTTGGCATCGTATCGTTTCCTTTTTTCTAGTTTAACTGAAGCTAACCTCAACCGAGGAAGCTGATTTTCACGAAGAGGCTTCTTGCTTTGTTTCCTCAAGAACAGTGATCCTTGTACCATGTTCATGTAGCGTATTTCTCATATCGTGTATATGTTGACGAGCCTTAGATTGTTCCTCGTCCAATATCTCTATCTTTTGTTGCATAGCGGGTATTGCCCACACGCGGTATAAAACAGCTCCTACCATAGCAGCAACAATGCCAATAGCTAGGAGAAGTAAATCAAACATCTGTGATTCATTCATTTTTCTTATTTACCTCTCGCAATGGAAGAACCGCCAAGGTAAAAACCAACGGCGGCAAGAAGAGCAGCGCGAAGCTCAGGTAACACGATGATTCCTTTGAGATCCACCCAGCCGCCTGTGAAGATGCCAAAGAGGTCCCAGGGGGCTCGTTCGCTTTCGACCCAGGTGTCGATTCCGAGGAGGGCTCCAAGGAACGGGGCGATAGCAAGGACCCATAAGACGGTGAAGACGAGCACCCGCCTACCGAGATGAGTACCACGCTTAGCAGCCCTATCAGCTGAGTCATCTGCCGCTGCTTGTTTTTGTAAAAGCATCTCCGTAGTTTTTTGCTGATTTTCCACGGACATTGCCATAAATCGGAATATGAAACCTGCAAGGCCTCCTCCTAACATTGAAATTAATTCCATGCTCATCATGCAATCCTTTTTAATATCTTTCTCTTATAACAAAATAGACGTTAGGGGACACAGAGGCCCCTAACGCCACTATGATAAGTCCGACGCTGCTACCCGAGGGCTAGCTGCACTGAATGGCGTAACCAAGTACGTCCGACTTCAGCTGCAACAGCAGCAAACGGTCCTAAGGTTCAAGGATCAACGGGCTCTTCTGGCGTTGGATCGTAACTAATAGTTTTAAGCGCCGCAGCTTCTGCTAACATTTCATTAGAAGTAGCGATAAGCGCATCAATTAGCTGTTCATCCAAAGCATTACGAGGAGCAGTTTCTTTAAAATCATAAGCTACAGCTGATAAACAGCTTTTCATAGAGTTTATGTGACCGAGAATTGCGGCGTAATAAGGCAAAGTATTCATTTAGATTTCCTTGATTAAATAGTAATGGCTTAAACAGCCGTAATGGTAAGGACTATTACATCCCCGCTTGAAAAATCTGATCCTTTAATGGCTGTTGTAGTATTACAGTATCCCGGCTGACATGCGCCATCCAAAGAACCTACAACGTCTTCACTGCCTCCGCTGCCCCCACTACTGACGGCGTTCAGACTAATAGGTGAACCCCCGTTTAAGGTTGCAGAGACAGAATAATTATGCCACCACTGACGACAAGTTGTTGTACTTGTAAACTTATATTGGATATTTGCACCCGACCCAGCAGTCCCCGAAAAGTTAGCTCCATTAGCAGCTTCTGATCCATTCCAGATTCTTAGCTTGCCCGCTGCACTACCCCCACCTGCACGTAATTCCGATACTTTGAGTACCGAAATAATTTCCTGGCCACTACTTGAAATTGAAGAAGCGTTTTGCGCACCAGACATATTGAATGTAATTGTCTGAAGTGGCCCAGATGATTGAGTAGGAAAAAATAACCATTTGTTACTCATTCTGTATACTCCACCGCAAAGATTACGTCGGTTGCTGAAGAGTTAGAAGAAGTAACGATAGTAATAACTTCATTAACAGCTACGCCTGTATTAGCCAATGAAGACTGGTCTCCGCTTGAACTAGAAACACTTGCAGCCTTAACGACATCAGTTCCGACTTTAAGCGTTGCTGTAACAGTACCAGAAGCACTCTTAATATAGAAACCAGTAATGGTTCTAGCTGTAGCAGCTCCGGGGTCTATTGTATAGGTCTTATCTGAGGCCGTTTCAATTTGACCAGTATAAGAACCAACGTTTGTAACACCTAGAGTAGTACGTTGAGCTGCTGCATCTGCGTCATCTAACAAAGCTTTACCTGCTGTTGTTAAAGTATAAACGCCTGCTGTTCCTGAGCCTGTAAACTGAATGCCTTTGTCAGCTGCTGAAGTTAATCCAGCTATAGCTGCTAGGTCAGCATCGTATGCTTGAACCTCAGTGCCAGGTCTTACGCCTAAAACAGTTCTAGCTGCTGCAGCATCGGCGGCAGTAACTACTGCAATCATAGGAAGAGACGTTACCCCAGTTCCTCCGCGAGCAACTGGAAGAGTACCACTTGTAATCTTAGCTGCTGAGTGATCTGCGGGAGTACGAGCGTCTGTAAGACGAGCATCGTTTCCCAGAATAGCGTTTGAAGCCCCTGTTCCCGTATCAACAAGAGCAGCAGTACCTAAGCCAAGAGTAGTTCGCTGTGCTGCTGCATCTGCATCATCTAGTAAAGCTTTACCTGCTGCTGTTAAAGTATACGTAGCAGCTGTACCAGATCCAGTAAACTGAATGCCTTTATCAGCTGCTGAAGTTAATCCGGCAAGCGCTAAAAGGTCGGCATCATAAGCTTGTACATTTGATCCAATAGCAACACCTAAAGCTGTTCTAGCAGCAGAGGCTGTTGTAGCTCCAGTACCGCCATCAGAAATACCTAATGTATTAGTTATAGAACTACCTGCTAAATCCACAGCTAACTTATTAGACTCAATTACAAGGCCGCCATTAGTTTTTATATCCGCAGATATTGTAGCTGAGTAGTCACCGCTTGTGGTATTTGCTTCGCTTCCTATAGTAATACCATTGCCACCAGTAAGATCGACTCCAGTTATATCGCCGCCGCTTACACCAGAACTACCAGAAGGAGTAGGTATCCATTCAAAAGTAGTTCCGTTAAATTTTAAAATTCGATCTCCTACTTCAACAGTAGGTATATCTGATAAATCCGTTAAAGAAAGGGTGTCCTCAAAACTAGAGCCCTCTACTTGAACAAGCCTTTCTTCTAATTCAGCAACAGAATTAAAGACCTGGTCAAAGCTATTATTTAAACCTTCAGAAGTAATTCTAGTTCCAGCAGCGTAGGTTCTTGCTTTTGAATCAATATCAGTAGCTCTTATGATTCTTACTTTTGTTAAATCAGCAAACTTAGGTCTTGTTAAAGAAGTACTACCTACAGTAAAAGTACCTAAGTTAATAGCTTTGTTTAAGCTAATAGCTCCTGTAGCGTCGTTAAACGTTACTAAATCAGTTCCTCCTTCAGACAAAGGAATTAAATATGGATCGTACCAATTAGTATAGTTATACGCGCTTACGTTTTGTCCACCACTAAACGTAGTAAAGTAACCTAGTATAATGAACTGAGAACTTATGGATTTTGAAGTATCCCAACTAAGCGATTTATCACTTAAGTTATATGTTCCACTTCCGGGATCTATTTGTCCAGTATCCCTATTTGTGTTTGTTCTTTGAATAGGCATTTTTATTCCTTTTTATAGCTCATAGACAGCTTTAATTTCAGTCCACTCATAATTACCTACTAAACTAACACCATCATGGACGGTTGGATCAGTTACTATTGGAGTTCCGGTTCCAGGGTCAGTTTCGTCGGATTCGGCAGTTGTATCAATAAGAGGATGAATACCTTGATCAGCGGCGGGTACTGTGTCTGAGGATTCTGGTTTATAGAAAGGAAGAGCAGCAGATCCTGTTCCAAAGGGATTAGTGACAGTAGTGTCGTTCCAGGTAAGTTGGAACGATTTTAAAGCACCAAAAGATCCCCAATCTTCGGCTGTTGCTGGAGTGCCTGTGCCAGCGGCATCGGCATCGACGGTATAAGAATAAGTTTGTTTCAGCAGTTGATAATCGTCTAAGAAAGCTACATCGCTATATTCATCTACAAGTTTTCTAAGCTCTATTGAAGCATCTCTATATTTATCGTAGAAATTACCCTTCAGTATTTTTCCATCAGGAATGCCGGTCACACCAGATGATCTACTTGAAGAGGGAATAGCGCCAGAAGACGTTTCTTGCGTAAGAATAACTAAGAATCGTAAATCCTTTTTAGCAACAGCGGCTCTTATTTTATTAATAGCGCCTTCTATATTAGTCTTTAAACCCGCTCCAGTAACAGCTGAAGCAAAATCATTATGAGCAAACTGAAGAATGCATACATCAACATCGTACATTGTATCTATTAGAAACTTTAGATATTCGTTACTAACTTTAGCCGTAAAATCAGTTGCTCTTTTACCACCAAACCCTATATGGCCTAACCAAAGTCCTTTAGTAGATTCTGTTGATTTAAACGCAAAAGAGTAAGCGCCTATAAGCTCGTTAGTATGAGCATCTCCAGTTGACTGTAAAGACAAATATACGTCATCATTAAGAGGGGAAGCGGTGAAACTTGGGTTTGTTAGTTCAATAGCGCCGAATTCTGGAGTGCCTGAAGAAGCTGATGATTTAAAAATCGGTCCATTAGAATCCGCGCTACCGTGTGCCGTAACTGTCCAATCAGCAGGATTAGTCTCAGTACAAGTAATTTCTCTATACCAGTTAGGAGTTCCGCTACCAGAATGCCATTGATTACTACCTTGAAACAAATTAAACGATGTTATTGTATTAAGGTTTTGCTCAAGAATTACAGAAGCTGTATATCCGTTTGGAAAGAAGTAATTTTGGGTTCCGTCTTCGTTTAAATATACACCAGCGCTAAAACCACCGTTTGTTGAAAAACCGCCTTTATTAAACCAACCGTTCCACATCTTAGGGTTTTCACCAATAGTCCCCGTAATTTTATAATATTTAGTTTTTCCCCAGGCTGTACTTGTTATAGTTGCCGGGTCGGATTCAGTTGCATCGGTATCAGAAATAAAAGTTGTTGTGTTACCAGCGTAGTTATAAGCAGGCGGATCACCACTACCTCCACTAGTAGCTCCTGTAGCATAAGGTCCATCTGATGAAGGCATACCAGATGAGTTAGCTCCCATTACTAGGCCGCCTACCCAATTCTTAGGTCGCCATGATTTTGGCCTACCAATATTCATGTACGCGTACGAATAAGAGTCACCAAAAACAAGAGCATTGCAACCTTCCATTAAAAGACCTGCTACTCGGTTTAATCCGTAAGATCCTACTCGATCAACAATACCCGCTTCAAATATACCGCGATTATTGTCAATCATATTTTCAATAGATTTGATAGCGGAATCTTCTCCGCCGCCTGCTGCTTTAACACACCCTACAAGAGCGCCAAAAGCGGCGGCTCTTGTAGGATAAGTACCTATTAATTTAGTCTGGTTAATAGTAAGAGTATGAGAGTCAAACGATGTTTCTCGTATTCTAAAAGATCTGACAAAAGGAATGTTACAAGATCCTATGTTCACCGTTCTAGAGTAGTCTCTATCTACTGCGTAACCAGCGATTGTGCTATCATAAGCCATAATATCTCCGTAAAAAGAAAACCCCCGACTTTCCCGAAGGAAAGCCGAGAGCTAAAAGAGAGAACACTAACGGACAAATCCCGAAGTTCTATTCGTGAACTTGCCCTTGAGTTCTATTTGTGCAATATTCATAGGATTAGGATAATCTGAAACAATAAAGATGCCAGTCTCAGCCGCGTATCCCATAATTTTTGTATAGGTTTCTCCCTGCTTTTCATAGAAAGGTAAAGGAGCGTCGTCAGGATCGAATATACCATCGGAAGTATACCCATCTAATTCAGATGGACTAAATACAAGAGCCTCAGCTCTTCGTCCTCTTGTAGATTTTTCAATCCTATAAGTACCCGTATTATGATGTTGTAAGTGTAGAGTCCTAAGGGATAACACACCTTCAACTACGTTATTTCTTTCATCTCTGATAAACTGAGGAGAAAGCTCAATAGTGCTATTAAAAGAAGTACCAAAAATAAACTTACGGAACTTTCCAGTAGTTGTAAGATTTTCTGGTATTACTACCTGAAGCACGCCATTACTAAGAGTGGTCGAATATTCAGATAGGTTATAAACCTCACCCGCTCTAGACTCTCTTGAATCGCCTGTAGCTATGTACATTGTATCTGGAGCAGCGTTACCATAAAACTTTACTTTTATAGTAGTATTACTACCAGCATATACAATAGATCCAGTAGCGTGTTCTCCGCTTCCATCTGTTAACGACTCATCAAAAGTAATCATATGATCTAATCTAGGAATAGCATTATTATTCTCATAGAATTTCTGATAACCTAAGAAATACTTGTATTTATTCGTAGGCTCTGCCAGGTTTTCTTGTCGACTAACAAAGTATAAATCGTTATCATACGAATTAACTGACATTAAATCTTCATCGTATATATATCTAAAGAAAGCGTTTTGAACTACGTCAGCGCCTTGATATCTATTAGTATATACATAAAGAAATTTTCTATTATCTTTGTCAATCATACATAAGGAATCATAGCCAGGTATAGATGTAACGTCTCCATAATTAGATGGTAAATAGTTAGGACAATTAAGGCTAACTTCTATAGCCTGGTTAACTGAAACAGTTGCATCGTTAAAGTAAATGTACGCTCTCTTAGGCGCAAAGAAATAAATCTGAGAGCCCAACAAAACAGGATCTACTAAAGGAGACGTAGAATAAAAAGCTGTTGGACTTACCTCAGCCGTAAAGGGAGTAATGTTGTTTTCTGATCCCTTTAAACTAAACTGAATATCTGAACCCGTATTGATAAATAAACTAGAAGCGAATGGAGTCATAGACTCTACTTCCGCATACTTATTAGTAGATAAACGAACATCAATAGGATCGGTGTCTGCTACAACGCCGGGATTCTGAGCCCACAGGTCAGAAAAATCTCCGGTGCGAGAAGAAAATACTGTATCTCCAGCAGATAAGAACAGCCTATCTCTAAAAAAGGCTAAGCTTTTAATCTGGGTTTGTTTTCCATCTTTAAAAGCTTCAGGTCCTGGGTTAGTATTTAAATTTCCAGATCTACGCTCTTCAAGAGCCATGTTTTCAACAACAAAGTTTTCAATATTATTACCGTCAAAAGGAGTTGTACTATCTAGTTTAAGTATTTTAGGAAAACGATCCGCGTCAAAAACAGAGTATTCTTCCGGTGTTCGTACAAGAAGCGAATAAGGGGTTTCTGATGCGCTTTTAATTATGTAGTAACCCGGCACTTCACCCGCATACGAGTTTTCAACATAATAAATTTTTCCTTTTCCGTTAGAAAGATCTGTGTAAAGTTCTTTTAAAGTGTTTTCTACACGGTCTTCCATTAAAGTAGGCGGTTGATTGAATCTTGTATAGATTACAGTACTACCTTCTTTTTCAGGAGACCCGTCACTTTCAAGAGTCGTTTCGTTAGATCTAGGGGGAAAATTAAACTCTGAAAAATCAGCTAATTGGTTTCCTAGATATCTTCTAGTAGCGTCTGGGTATTGCCAGTCTTGTACTGGAATAAACTTAGCTAAAGGACCACCATCGTCATCTGATCTAAGGCCAAAGTAAGACTCTGTACTAGAAGCTTCTGTAGCATACGCTGGTATAACAGAACCGAGAGATAAAGCTCCATTAGAACTACCGTCTCGAAGACATGTAAATACTAAAGTGTAACTAGATCCGTAGGTATTATTTGTTATATTATCAGAGTCAATATAATCGCTTAAAGAAGCTGGCATAGTCAGGCCTAAGTTAATAGATCCTGCGAAATCGTAAGATATGTTAAAAGGAAATGAACCGTTATCATCGTTATCTGAATCGTCAGCAGAATCCCAGGCAGATTCTATATCTGTAAGAATAGTAGCGGGAGCTGTATAACCCACACCAGTTGTAAAAGTAGCTTTCCACGGAGTAGAAGCACTTCCATCTCCTGTAAGGCTTGCTCTATCTGGTTCAAGGTCTGTTCCGTTTATAATAAAACGATCTAAGGTTTTAAAAGCTTTTTGTTTATCTTCGTCATTAATTATAAATGTAACCGACTCATTGCCAGTCCCGTTTTCATCTGCTTGTATTTCTGTAACACCTATATCACGTAAAGACGTAGGTATATCAATTTGAACAGATTTGTAAGTATCAGCGTCATCAACATTAGTACTAAATTTAAGATTACCTGAACCACTTACATCGTTTAATAGATAAGGACTTAAATCAGTTCCCGCAGGAACCGAAACAAAAACCTGATCGTTTTTCACATAAAACTTACCGTCAACATATACACTTGCTTGACCTTCAGTGTCTACTGGAGTAGTGCTAAAGTATACTAATTTTCTTCCTTTAGTGTCTTCGACATAGTGTGTTTTCGAAGAGCCAGATGCAGCGCTTGTATAAGTGTCAAACTCCCCGTCTAAACCTACAGTACACCAAGCAGTCTGGTTTAACGTAACGGCAACACCAGCTTGCGTACCATCGCCTGGAACTCCACTGCTAATGTTTTCTTTGGTTTCCAAACGAACACCAGCATCTACATCGGTTTGAACAAAAGTTTTTAGCTTGCTTGTATAACCAGCTTTAACGTGCTTGTTATTAAAAAGCATCTGAGGACCAAGTGTAATGGACGATAATGAATCATCGCTTGTTAGTGTAGTATCACCGTCTTTATAGGTGAAGTAGTTAAACATAGCGTCTGTATTATGTCCAGATAAATTACACGCAATAAAGCCAGTCTTAGTAACCTTAAAAATCTGCATGTAATTAGACTTTTCTGTTGACGTAGGAGCGCCTACGCTAGCAGCGTCTCTAAAATTAACCGCAATTAAATACCTCTGATCTTCAGCTATTTGAAACCAAAAGAATTTATAATCTGCTGACGTAGTTCTATCGTTTAGACTTAAAGCTCCAAAGTTTCTGGGATCAGAAGTAGGAACTCCATCGTCTAAAACATTATCAATAGTAGTCATAGCAGCGTTATTATATCGCCTAATAAAATTAGTACCTGCTCTTTTTTCAACAGATCTTTCTAAGGTTACTAAAATGTTATCTAAGTTTTGAGCCTCATTGATAGCTCTTTTAGGAGGAGCTTGTCTGCCAACACCACCAGATAACGTAGGAATCGCAATTCTATTATTAGTACTAGGATATCTAGCATTTTTATTTAAAGTTGGCATTTATATCCCTTTATTAAGAAGTTTTCCAATAACGAAATCTATCTGGATCTTGTCTATTTTGTCTTTCCGAAGCTTTGCGAGCAGCTGTATTTAGATTAAGTATGTTGTAACCTTTGTTTCTAGTATCAGCGCCTTTAGATTTAGCCCCGTAATAAAGTTCTAATTGAGCAAGGTAATTATCAACCGCTCCATCACCTTGAGTAAGCATTTGATATTGCCTAGAAGCTTGCATCATAATGTCTTTTTGGACAGATGTAATAAGGTCGTCCCAAGCTACGCTTAAAATGATTTCTGCTGTATAAGTACCTGCTGTAAATACGTCAGTATTATCTGTAAGGTTATAAAAATAAGGTGTTCCACTTTCCCACCCCCTGGTTACAACCCTAGCATATGTAACATCGTTATGAGAAGCTGATACATTACTTAACATATTTGCTGATAAAAGATCAGACGGTAACTCAATCCGACCATCGCTAGCGATAGTAAAATCTCTAATAGTAATGTTGTCAGCTAACCCTCGTGCCTGTGCATCCGTAGTCTTCTGGTTTAAAATAGATTCTGCAATAGATGTATCTACTCCAGAGTTCCCAGACAAGTCGCTTACAGGCGTTTCTCCGGAGAACAGAAGCATTTCATTTATCGCTTGGAGTTTTGTATAAGCTCCCATAGATTTCTCCTATATATATAGTAAAACAAAAAAAGCCGGTCCCTAAGGTTTCCCTTAGAGACCGGGTTAATTGTGGATTTAACGCCATTCAATACCACTGGCGAGACTGAATCACCCCCTTTGTACGGAGATAACTAAAACCATAAAGGTTCCTTTCAGTCTAATTTATCAGCTATTTGCTACGCCACCGGCGGCAACGCCGTAATGAGCAGCCATACCAAGTAGGCCACGAGCAGATGCCTTAGTATCAGCGACGGTAGATCCGGTTTGCTCTCCAATGTCAATAGTAGAAACTACCGAACAAAGTTCTGGCTTAAGAACACCAGTACCAGACATCATTGAAGCTACAGTAAAGACGGTGTTACGACGAACATCATCAACAGTATCAACCTTAAGTCCAGTCTTGCTAATAGAGGCAACAGCACCTGATTGCCAAATAACAGCGCCTACGCCAAGACCGTCAACTGCATCGCTGCCAGATCCAGTATGCGCGGTCGAAGAGAAGTTAAGATTGTACTTAGTTTCACCAATCTTTGCAGTGGCAAGGGTTGCATCAAAGTTAGGTAAGTGGTTAGTCTTAACAATACGACAACCCATGTACTCAAGAGAGTCACTGATAGCCATCATACCGTCACTAAGACCGGAGCCAAGGCCACCAGCTTCAGCTACGCCACCAAACATGGGACGACCAGCACCACCAGCCAAGTCTGTGGTATCACGAGCAACACCAAGAGCCCTAATGTTGTGGAACACCTGAGGAGTAACAGCGCAGTAAACACCAGTAGTAGGTGCATTAATTTCCTGAAGGTGAACCATAAAGTCTTCGATGCACTCTAGAAGAGCTAAAGCTCCGCCTGCTGCTGCAGATGCACTTGTTGAGTAAAGGTTAGTTAAGTTAGCTTTGCCTCTTACTGGGTTTACTCCACTAGTTTCGCCACCAATGTGGAAAAGAGGAGCACCTCCAAGACTATGTCGCCAGTCAGATAAATCACCTGACTGAGCAAGTCTAGGATCGGCGGCTAACAAATCTTCGCAACCAGCGCGAACAAGATATGCACCGACCTGTAAGTCTCTTGCGTTAGCTAAAGTTTGACCAGCCTGGCGGGCTAGTTCCGAACGGAACTCCCACTGACTAATCATAAGGTCAATGTTATCAATTTCAAAGTGAGCAGCGATGGGTCTAGAATCAAGCTGAACAGCAATGGTTTTTGAAACGTGATCTTCGACGTTACCGACGAGTTCTTCACCAGCGCCCCATGCTTCGTTCATAGCAACAGTACCAGTGATTGGGAATTCCATCTGTCGACCAGAAGAAATTGTTCGAGATTCTACCATTGGCTCGAATACGCGGTAGTGATCATAAGCACGAAGTACTTCGCCACTCCAAATAGGAAGCCATAGTTTGTTAGTACCCTCAGCACCACCAGTAGTAGCGGTGGTCTGAGCTGCAGCAGTACGCCCGTACATAGTACCTGGCGTAGCATAGTTAACGTTTGTGCCTGTTCCTGGCATTGTTTTAATCCTTTTGTTAGTTAATTGAAAGTTTACAAGTTTGTATAAAGATTATACTTCTAACTAATCACGGTTATCCTTGCGGGCCGTTGATTTAAATTGATTTGCTATATCCTTAGAGTAGCTAGGCAATTGTCGTCCAATCAGTTTTTCTCATACGTTCTTCAATACCATTACGTAGGTTTATATCGTGAGGGTTTTTCATAAGTTGATCATAAGCAGCATAGTAATCTGCCTTAGTAGAAAAACCTTGAACTACTTCTCTGCCGACAGGGTTTTGAGACGGCTTAGTAGCCGACCGCATTTCCGTTTGAGCAGGAGAATTTTCTACTGCTTTGTCGTACATAGAAGCAAGCCCTCTTAACGTAATTTCACTTGCATCGCCAGCTAAGCCAGCGTTAATGTGGGCTCTCTGTCCTTCGTCGAGGTTATGAGCAGCCCATCCAAAAATTTTTGATAATCTATCTGAACCGCCTACATACTCTGCAGCGGTTGTATATTGCTGACGCATACGCGCTCTTTGTCCTTCAATAACAGCATCAATGACTCGATCATCAACACCCTTATTATTTAAAGCACCACGTTGATCTTCAGTGATTTCTCCAGTTCGCATAAGTTCTTTGGTCATATCTCCTAAATCTTCAGGAGTAATTCCAACACTCTGAGCTTGTTCTTGGATACTTTCAGCGGTTTCATCAACGTCTGGGACACGTAACTCATCAACAATAGCATCGGGTCCGTCAAGAACCTCGGTGTCAGAAGCTTCTTCAACAGCGGGTTCTTCTTTTGGAGCATGGAATTGTTTTTCTAGTTCCATATAAGACTGGGAAAACGCTTCCATGTTAACTGTACCGTCTTCGTTTTTAAACTTATCAGGTACATTTCCTAATGCTACAGATCCTTCAGCAGCCATACGAGCATTATACTCATCAGAACCAGGTTCAGGAGCTGCAGGAGTAACAGGTGCTTCGGTTTCAATAGATTCAGTATTCTGTGTGTTCTCTTCATTCATTTCACTTTACCTTTTTCTTATAAGATCTTAAAGCAGGGAGAAAGTTAGCTTCATATTCTGCTTCTAAAATAGTAGTATTAGTACTATTTGCAGGAAGCATACTTTGCTGCATTAGCTCAATAATAAGGAGCTGATGCTTATCACCAGATCCGGGAGATATGTCAGTAGCATATTGATTCCAAAGAGCGTGATTATTAACAGCATTATTTACTACCGAACAAAGAACGACAGTATCTCCCGATCCAGATTGCTCTAAACCGTTCTGCGCTATATTAGCCCGAACAGGTACATAACCGTCGCTTTCTTCTCGAAAAAGGATGGCCTCCACTGAGGCCGTATCCGAAAAAGTACCGAAAGTACCTATCCAGCCGGTTTCAAAACCAGGTGTAGCAAGAACTGTAGTTTTAAATGCGTTACCTAGTACATAGTTTTTATCCGCAGCGCCAGCAAGATTTCCGACTACAGCAATACAAGTACGATCCGTAGTAAAAGTAGCTCCAAGAATATCGGCTGCTGTATTATTTGATCCAGCATCTGAAATTCGATCTGTAGCTACAATAGTATCGCCAGATGCTACATCGTGACCAGCCTCACAAAAAACAAATGTTCTTACTAGACCACCTCGTCTAGTTAGCTCAATCCAATCTCCAGGCTCGAACCCAGCTGTATTATTTGGTGTTTGAAGTTGAAATTTTATTCTAGATTTTCCTAATTGATCGTCATTCACGCTGCTATCTATTGTGAAAGCCATTTTTATTTCCTTTTTCTTTTTCCACCCGCACCTTGCCGGGCTCTGTTTTTAGACATAGATTCTAAAGTCATACCGCCCCGTCTTGTGTGCGAGACATCTTTACCATCGCCGTTTCCATAAGTACCGCGACGGCGATTTTCTTCGTTTAATTCAGAACGATATTTACGGCGCGATGCAGTCTTATGATACTTAGTATCATATTTCTTTTTCTTATCTCGCGCTGATTTATTTTTTCTATAATATAGAGCGCTTTTACTAAGAGTCACATTGGACCTCCTTGTACAGGAGCCGCTCCACCTGCCATGATTTGTTCCATAACCTGAGGAGCCATCTGTTCTGTAGCAGCTCCAGCTGCTTGGCCAACGCCTTGAGCAACGCCTTGACCAGCGCTACCAGCAATTTGCATTTGTTGTTGTTCAAGCATAGCTTTTTGCTTTTCTTTTTCAAGCTCAGCAGGATCTTTAACCCAATTACTAGGATCAAAGCCAAGAGCAGAGATTAAAGCTCGGCCATATTCGTCAAACTTAAAATGTTGAACAGCTTGTTCAGGAAGATTGCGAACCATTTCACCCATTTGCATAAGCTTTTGTAGCTCTGTATCTCTACTTAAGGCCTGGAGTCCAGTAATAATATCAAAAGATAGTCGGCCATCGGAATCAAAGAAATCCTTAGCCAATCTAGTATCGATATCACCTTCTTCTACCATAAGGTATACAGTTCGTTTAATGATAGGAACAAGCAAGTCTCGTGCAATTGCACTAAAAGCGCCGCCTAAGACCTGTTCTAATTCTTGCCCAATCATTCGAACTTCAGTTGCAGTAACTCTTTCTGCGTTTCTGATAGAGCCTCTGTTCATTAAGAAAGCTTCGCCAATTTCTCGGCGCATCATCTCAACGCTGTTCTGAGTTTGTTGAATCTGAGGGTTCATTGTTTGTGCAGGAGAAAGAACATATAGATCTTCTTGCCTAGCAGCTACCCATTCGCCATTTTGAGCTGAAGCTAAATCAGTTAGTTCTGTAACTCCCGTAGGAGATACGCCCATAAAGAACGTAGAGGCTGCAGCCATGCTGTTAATTAAACTTTCTGTATAAGCTTCTAAAGTCTTTAAGTCTCCGTAAATTTCTTCACACTTAGACCGACCGTAGTTTTCACTTACAACAGAGTTCCATCTAAGAACAGCGTAGGGAAATACTTCAAAGACTCCTTCATCAATCAAGTTACCTTCGTCATCTTCTTTTCGACCATGCCAGTTACCTTCTTCATCTAATACATAACGACAAAAAATAGTTTTAAATCCAGTGCGATTCCATATACCATGCCCATAAGTTTCTTGAGAGTTAGTAGGTAAAGGCGTTTCATCAGGGACAAACTCAAGATGTATAAACTCAATTAAGTCTCCTACTACATCTCTAATAGAAACGTAGTGATCAAAGCGAATACATCTAATTGTAAAATCTTCTTCTAGTTTAACTGCAATATCACCTACTACGATAAGACTTTGAAGAGCTTGAAAAAAAGACTCTCTAATATTCTTACTACGCATCTTTTCATAGACTTGCATAGACATAGTATTTAATAGATTACTAGTATCTACTTCTGGATCAACGCCTGATTTTAAACTAAAGGTAAAAAAAGGAAGATCGTTTAAAGGGATTAACGCAGATAACATTCTTGATGCTAAAGCTGTAACACCACGAGCGCCTACAGAAGAAAAGGGCTGATATAATTCATATTCTTCAGACCAATTTTCAGGGGGTAATAGATTAGGGAGTGTTAACAAAGCACATTCTCTTGCTCTGTCAAGTTTCGACCTACGTCTTGAATCTAGCTCAGAAAAACGGTCAGCGATAGTGCCTTCGAGTTCATTAGCTAAATTCATTTTGGCCTATCTCCTGGTTTTCCGCCCGATGTCTTTGACTTACCTTGCCCAGGTATGCGAGAAGGCTTTCCGCCACCCTTACTACCCCGGCCTTTTCCAGCCCCGCCCATTCCAGCTCCACCTTCGTTTCCGCTTGCCACAGTTCCGTCTGGTAATCTATAAGGACCTTCAGCGCCTGGCGTATTTTTAGCAAGACTTCCATAGAAGTCCATAACAATATCTTTATCTTCGCCTTTTGCGACTTCGTCTAAGCCCTTAACTTCATCGCTAATAGTATTTTCAAGATCGGTTAACGCTTCTTCTTCTTTAGAGCGTAGCCTTTCTTGGCGTTTCTTTTCTGCTTGTTCGCGTTGAACTCGTTTATCTTCCATCTCATTCATAAGCATCATCTGACGCTCTTCTTGTTCGGACATAAACTGACGCTCTTCCATCTGCAGTTTTCTATATTGTTCTTCAGTCATTCCACCATCAACGGTTGGTGCGCCACCCATAACTATCTCCTAAATAGGCCTGCCTTCTGTAAAAGAAACCTTAGGCACTTTTCGTTTTTTAGGCGCGCTTCTAAACGAGCCGATGTTTTTCATAAAATCTTCATCTAATTCTCTTAGTTGAAGTTGAATTTCTTCAGATGATTTTGATAACTCTTCTGAAGCTGTTTTCTTTCGTTTTTGTTGACTAGCTATTGTAGCTCTTTGAGACGCTATAGCAGACTCTCGTCTGGATTCATCTTCTGCAGCAGCTAATTTATTAGCGGCTTTTATACCCTGTGCGCCTGATGAAGCATAAAACTCTCTTAAACCTTCTAGTTGTTCGCTAGTATAATCTTCAAGTCTGCTTGTATCATAACGAACCCGCATATCCAGTCTGTTTCGAGAATCTTCGTTGTAATGACCTTCTGCGGCAACGTGGTATGCATTTAGTTCGACTAAATCCTCATAAGACATTCCTGTAATATCTGACATAACCATATCCATAATATCACGTTGACCGACTTCACCCATTTGATTCCATCGGTCACTGCCAAATTGAGCATAAGAGTCGCCTAAATCGTCAAAAGATTCTGCACCATACATCTCAGCGTATTCTTGTTTACGTCTTTCAACAGCTTCATCAAACTCAGTGTAAAACTTATCTGCACTAGGGTCTAAACGAGTATAGCCTGTCTCATCAAATCTAAAAGTAGAGCCTATATTTGAGTAAAACTCATTAGCTTTTTCTAAAGCTCTTTTAGATTGCTGTAAAGCCTGTCTTCGTTCCATAGTTTTTTTAATATAAGAACCTTCGCTTAATGCCGGAGCAGTTAGCTTAGATTTTTGAAGATTTGCTACGGCTTTTTCTGAAAACTTTTCAGCTTGTCTTATTCCAGCTACATCTCGCTCTTCTCTAATGTCTCTAAAATTGGGATTAGCAAAATCAGAGGTTAATTCCATAGTATTAGTTTTACTAAGTTCTCCCCACTGTTTCATCCTAGAACCAAGCCTAGCTGAAAATAAATTAGCTCTTCTTTGACTTCCACGCCGATCGCCGTATCCTCTATAAAGATCGCGTTGATTAATAGCGCTTGTAAATATAGCCATTATTTTCTCTCCTGCTCGCGGATCATGGCCTCAAGGATGACGATTAAATCAATCATCCCCTGTCGTCGAGCTAATTTCTCCCTGGTTCTGCTTGGGTTTTCTTCCTCGACGTACTCTATTTCCGGCATCCTCTTTTTCAGAACTGCCGGTAGATTCGGGTCGACGAAGGCTTTCAATTTGTCCTTTAAGCTCATCTACTTGATCCACTAAATGATTTAGAATTGTTCGCTGTTCTCCAGGTGACAGCATAGTTACACCATTACGAAGACGCTGTAAGATAGCGTCTAATTTTAAATAAGACATTATGTTCTCCAGATTAGATCAAAAAATAACTAGATCCTCTTTCGAGGACCTAGCTACATATTAATTTTCTGTAGTGTCTACGATCTCACAAGACCCGCCAGTACAAGCAAAGGCTTGCCCTGACTTTGTATTATCTTCGAGTTCATATTCACTTAGTTTTTCCCAAGGAACTTTAGGCATAGTTTCTACTAGCCAATCGTATTGTTCCTTAGTAATAGATTCATAAGGAGCTTGAGCATATACATGATCAGATTTAGGCAAGAAGCTCAAACCTTGAGCATATTCCCAATATTCTGAATAAAGCTTAGCACCTAGTTCCATGTATTCATAAGGTCTATAGTTAATTGTAACGGATGGATTATGATCTGTCCAATGTAACTTAACTAAAGCCCATTTTTCAAGTTGTTCCATTGCAGTTACGCGAGGAACTTCTCTATCTATGCCTACAGGAAAATCAAATACATAAGTATTTCCAGGGTTGTTAATACAAGGAGCGCCTAAAACACCAGCATCTTTCATTAGTTTACAAAGAGGATCTTTGAGATCCATCCTAGCTCGTCTAATATAATGCTGGCTCCAGCGTTCATGAATCCCTGAAGCGCAATCAACTAAACAACTCACTGTACCAGAAGGTTTAACAGTAGTTACAGCAGCTGGCGCGTTTATACCCAATGTATTTGAATAAGCCTTAGACGAGTTATTTGCTCGACTACGCATCTCTTCTAAAACATCTGGGTTAAACGCTAACTCAGGGTTGTCACACATACCTGTTAAAGAAACACCAAGAAGGCTTTCTTCTGCTGTGTTATCATGCCAACCTTTTCTAAGATAAGGAAACTTAGTACAAGTAGCTTGCACTGCTCCTATTAGAGTAGCTTGTTCTACGAGTGTACCTAATTCTTCTCTGCTCATGTCAGGACGAATAACAACTTCCGTTAAGTTACAGAACTGCATAGGACGAAGCGTTATTTCACCACAAGGATTAGTACCAAAGTAATGATTAGAATCCCTATCAATGATATCGCTGCAAACTCTAGCAGCTTGGCGATTAAAGATACCTCGCTCACCTGAGTAGCTTCTATAAATAGTTAGCCACTCCTCCATAAACTTATCTACCTCAGGAGTCTGTTCATAGACCGCTGAGTTATTAGCTAAGGCTCTATACCCCTTAGTTTCAAACCAGTTTCCAGACTTGGCCCTAGCCATTTCTGAATCATCCAGGTCAGATAAAGAAATCATTGCTGATCTTCTTACACCACCTACAATGACAGCATTGGCAATTACGCAAGCTATGTCGTGTATTTCAATAGGACGAAGCTTTCGTCCTCTTGCTCCGTAGATTGTCTTAGTAATAAAACGTAAACAATCTTCTAAGGGCTCAGGACCAGAGGCACGCCCTCCGAAGGTCTTAAGCCTAGCTCCTGCCGGACGGATCATATGAAGCTCCCACGTAGGGTGACGACCGTTTAAAAGATCCGTAAGCAGCCATTTGACTACATCGGCCCAGCCCCCTTTGCTATCAGAGGGAACAAGGAATTTTTCCTCGTCCCTAGTAATAACTTGAGGAACTGCGGGCCATTTATCAACAACACGGTGTTCGACTGAGTAGCCTACACCAGTACCGTTCATAAGAATATATAATAATTCAGCCATAGCGATAGGCGAATCTAGCTCTAAGTAAGAGCAGTTAAAGATACATGTATTATCTCTATCTGCAGCTTTACCAGCTGTCATCATTGAACGCATGGATGGCATTATTTGTCTATCAAATACAGCTTGTTTAATGGAAGGGTCATCAAGAATTAAACCATTGTCAGCGGCTTGCTTGGTAAACCAAGCCCACCACCGATCAACGGTTTCTTCCCATGTTTCCCTTCGCCCAAGTTCTTCATTCCACCTGCTGTATTTCGAAAGGTGTATGAAACTACTAAATTCAGACCAAGTATCTGGATACATTCTACTCTCCGGTTGAACCAAATCCCCCCGCATTGCGGGATGTCACAGTAAGGTCTTCAAAGTTGCCTACCTGTTCCATTGGAAATGGACATACGGGGACAATAATAAGCTGGGCAATTTTCTTGCCAATATCAACAAGCTCTTCTTCTGCGTCAAATCGATCAGCCATAAGAAGGATTTCGCCACGGTAATCGGAATCAATAACACCGACCGTATTCTTAAGGCGAAGGCCCTTTAATCCTGTACTGGACCGGGGCAATAGAAGCCCAACATGACCTCTAGGAATTTCCATATAAAGACCTGTATGGATCTTAAGTTGATTATCTTCAACGTGAAAATTATCCACAAATAGATCTAAGCCACCAGACCCAGCAGTTGAAATAGTGGGCTCTGGCGATCCTGGGTTAGTCCAAAAGCGAATTCTTGGGATGTTTCCAATATAAGAATGCGCAACAGATTCTTTATGGTTGTCTAGTTCGTGTTCAGTAATATTTACTTTATTCATAGTTCTCTCCTTGTTTTCTTAGTATCTTAGCTCTTAGTTTCTCTTAGACTCAGGCGTTAACGCCCAGCTAGGAGACCATAGAGATATTTCTTTGGTTTCTTTATTCCATTCGCCATGACGTAGAATACGAACACAACGAGCTTGGGATAAACAATAATCTAAATCAAGCCCTCTATCCTCATATAATTTCAGGACAGTGGGGGTTCTGTTCGCCGGAGAAACATCTTTAAGAAGATTCTCAGACTTTACTTTACCTATCTTTGGAATACCTGGGATATTATCCGTGCTATCCCCCATAAGCCATTGTCTATGAAACCAATAATCAGCAGTCTCAACTGAGATGAGTTTTGGAAAGTCCATCTTTTCTGGATTCCAAAACCAGCCAGGACAAGTCATAAGATCCTTGTCTAAGCTAACGCCTATCATTTTCATAGACCCCATACCCAACCCGATAATATCATCTGCTTCTAACGTAGGACGTTCAGTAGCTATGTTATTAGAACACAGAATCTTTTTACATATAGGTAAAAACTTAGGACTTGGTTTGCCTTTCCTATTGTCTTTGTACGAAGGCCATATCTTTTTCCTAAAGTTATCTTTTCTTGGACAAGAAAACGCAAGTATCTTTCTACTTAAACCAGGTGGAGTCCAATAATTTACATCAAATTCTAATCTATCTGAAAGAGCAGAAAGAGATGCATTATTTGACTCAGCCCAACAAGCTGCTTTGTACGCTATAATATCAGCATCTAAAATAGCTATGTCGGGTACTTCATTCATCGTCTTCTCCTGGCATGTCCTCAAGAAATTCTTTTAACTCTTTATCTATTTTATCCCCGTCTGGCTGCCGCATTTCATAGTTTGAAGTACAAGCTTCGCATAAACACGGATCATTTGAAGACAAGAATGTAATAAAGTTTAGAGCCCACTGTTGAAGTTGCTCTTCTGGCTTATCATTGTATATAACAAAATCGTAATTATACTTAGTTTTAAGAACAGAGTCTTCTGTTTCTTCAAACTTGTTAGCAATTTTTTCAGATTCATGAGAACGCCATTCACCTGTTGGATCTTCAATAGTCCTACCTTGGTGTTTTACAAACAAAAGAGTTGCGTTTACCTTTGAAGATTTCAAAATCTTTATTTCATTAGCATAACGAACATCATCAACCAGGTATAAAGCTGGTCTTTCGGCGTTTACCATTTCATCAGAATGCTCTTCAAGCATATCTTTATACCACAATGAAACCCAATGATCTTTATCTGCTTGTCTTTTTTCTGCGCCAATACGCTGACAATTTTCTCGGTACTCTTTTGGGTTTTCTTTCTTAGTAAACCCTAGCTCTTCAGACACGTACTTTTTCAAAGGCCCCGCAAAGGGCTTTACAAACACATCCCAGCCTAGCTTTTCAGCTGCATCGTATAACTCTTTACATAACCTTGATTTCCCTGCGCGAGCTTTGCCGCTAAGGCCTATTATAAGCATGTTTAAAGTATCCTATTAATTTTTCTGGGACAATAAGCTCAGGGCAATAAAAACCGTTGTCTCTAAGAGCGTCTATACAACCGACGCTGCAACAGTAGGGACGAGGTCCGTATAAGTATTTCCATCTTATAACGGACCAAGTAGCCCCACTTTTTGGTTTCTTCAGTTTTTTATAGACTGGATTTTCCACTGAGCCAATATAAATTTTATTTTCTGGTGTATGAGAATAGGTTCTTTTATACGTCCTAAATAAAAGATCTGTACGAAACCAACCTTGGACTTTAGGGTCCATGTGAAGAGTTCTATCTCCTATTGTAACTGTACAGTGAGTTAATGACGATCCAGTCCCTAATCTTATCCAACGAGATCTCCAACCAGTACTGGAATCTTTCCAAAGAGTAAGAGTTACGTCCGCCATTTAATTGCGAATTTGTTTAAGTACTTACGTCTTTTCATACAGTTGCACTCAAACCCAGTTAACATATGTAATTTATGAGTTAACCAGGCTATGCCTGTAAATTTAGTAATATAAAAGATTATATCTCCTAATCCTATCATTAAGTTACCTCCGCTACTACTACAGTAGCTTGATGTGAATCTATTTGACCCGTTGTCGGAGTCCATAAATAACCTTTACCCTGCTCAGCTGTTGCAAGAACCGCTGCGCTATTAATACCCCAAGTAGATACTTTAGATGTATCGTTATTATAAGGAGATGGTAGAGTAAAAGAGAGGGGCTTCCAAAACGTCGCTTTTAAATCTTTAGCTCTAGGTTGTTGTCCACAATACTGATGATAATTCTTTGATGAATAATAGCCAGCATTGTAAGCGTCATTATGGTGTTTTATAGAATCAGGGAAAACAGTTGTTAAAGATCCTCCTGACGCTTCGGCAGTAGAATTAAGAGCTATACTATAGGAATTACCATTAGCTAAGCCTTCGATGTTTATATCGTATTCCCATTTAGCCTCGGTATCACTTACCCTCTTTCTTTTAAGAACAGCAGAATTAAAGGGAACCGAAAGCTTTTCAACTACAGGTTTTCCTTGTCTCCAATACTGTGTGTCAGAGTATTCTGATTTTTCACTAGAGCAATCTGTAGCTACGTCTCTACAGCTACATTTTCTAAAACAGTTTCTGTTACAACATTTCTTTGTAAGTGTAGTAGTAGAAAACTCGTTACGAAAATGAGGAACATCTATAGTTGCACTCTTAATAGTGTAAATATCTTCGATATTGTTTCCGCTATCTTTAGTAAAACTATAAGTTACAGCACACGTTCCAGCGCCTACTGAAGCAGTATTACTATAGCCACTTAAAGCTATATCTCCATACTTACCGACTCGGGTATTATTTCCTTCAGTCCAGGTTACTGTTTTACATACTTCTGAATCACAGTCGCAAGAGTTAGCAGGAGGACTACAAGTTTCAGTACAAGACCCATTGTCTTGGTTATAGAAATTGGCATGAGCAAAAGAATTACCAGCAGTAAGCGCAGCAATCCAAGTGCTACCTACGTTACTTGTAGGATACCACCAAAACAAACTATTCCAATCCTCATTTTTAGAGCCATCGACATATCCGGGAGACATGTGAGTACCTGAGGTGTACTTCCATGTAACAGTAACGTTTATAGTAGTTGGTGCTGCTACGGTACTTGCGTCTAAACCCAGTGGATTACATGCTGGATCATCTTCGACACAACATTCATTTACACAACTATATCCAGTAGAACAATCTGTATCATCAGTACAAACGTCGTCTGTGTCGCAATCTACGCAAGCCTTTTGTATGTTAGCTAATAAAGTTAAACACTTACAAGAATCTGATACAGCGGGATAAAACTTTGCTGTACAACCCCCGCCAGCACATTTGGCTGTACATTCACCGGGAGTAATAATAGAATAAACCTTACCAGCACAAGGCCCGCTTGAAGGTATAATTACACAACATCCTGTTGAACAACCAAAGAAATTTCGCCACCCTTCTAAAGAATAGTTATCACAAGATAAATCACCTTTAGCAAAATACTTATTCGCTCCTGTACAAGCGCATTCAGATATATCTTCAGCACATACATTACCAGCAGTACAAATATCACTTGACGTAAAACAAGTTCCTACTGAAGTGTTGGATACACATACTTTTCTACCGACATCTCCACAGCAACTAAGACCGCTTTTACATTCAGATGTAGTAGCACAGGACTGTCCTTCTGTAGCACTTCCTCCTCCTCCAGGAGTTCCACAGCAACCATCTAGACATTCTTCGCCCTCGACAGTACATGGATTACTGGCATCACATGCATCGCACGGATCACATTTTTGAGTCTGTTCCCAATAACTTTGAGGATATTGGGAATAATCTACGCCACAAGGCCAGGGATCTGTAGACGTTCCCGTTAAACAAGGAATAAAAGTACCGCTGTCGCTATTACATTGGGCCTCAGTATAAGGCCATTGAGCATCCCATACGTCACCACAGCCGCCTAAAAGACACGTACCACAACTAGATCCAGATAAACAATTGCAGATTCTTTCAGTCATACCAGGCTGTTCTATACATAGTCCAGCGTTTGGTCCTACGTTAGCTTGAACTGAGCAAACATCAAAAGCCCACGTTATCGTTTCCCAGTCTATTTCGTCAGCTTTATTATCGTATACAGTTAAGTCACCAAAGCGACCGCTAAGAATTACATTACCGCTACCATCTACAGTTTGAATAGCGCCTTGACCTTCGTAAGGTTGAGTAGAACCAAAGTTCCATTCACCGTGTCTTTTTTCGCTATGTAGTCTAGATAGTCTAGGTAATAAAGAAATAAAAGTTGCTCTAATTTCTGCCACAGTTCCTTTTAACTGCATCCAAAACTTAGGACGTTCTCCGTTCTCTTCCCAAGATTTTGATGCTGTAAAAGTAGAATCTGCTTGTAAATATATAATCTGACACTCTATTATATTAGAGTCTTCTTCAGATGTTTGATACCATATGTCAATACAATTAAAAAAGGAAGCTAGAGAAGTTAAGAACCTTTCAAGTTCGTTGTTAGCCTTAACTTCCCCCGCTTCTAGTCTCTTTCGTATTGAATACCAAGTTGGGGTACGTGCCATTTAATGTGTTTCCTGCCAGTTTGAACCAATGCACGCTTCAGAATGAATCGGCATGTTAATTCCAAGGCGTTCTCCGGCTTCTAGACTAGCAGCTTCTAGGATCTTACATACTTCGTCAGCTACGTCTTTATGAGCAGCAAACTGCAACTCATCGTGGACATAGGCCATTTGAAATACTTTTGATCCTAAATGCTGTAGACGTAGATTAGCAACCGCCATCCAGTATTTAGAGACGATTGCTCCAGCGCCTTGAAGCATAGTATTTAGAGCTGCATGTTCTGATCTACAACGAACCCATCTACCATCAGGCAGTTGAACTTCGCCACGCTCTAGAAAAGACCACTGGACTTCTTCAATTACTTTCTTCAAAGCAGGGAGCTGAGCTAAGAACTTTTCTTTTAGTTCTTTGCCTTTGTTTCGGCTTCCACCTACGATTGTACCAATCTTAGTGTCACCTGCTCCATAAAGGAATCCATAAATAAATGTCTTAGCTTGGTCTCGTGTAGATAAACCAGCAGCTTCTTGATTCATACTATGAACATCACCGTTCAAAATTACGTCAGCATAGGCTCCATCATCATGCTTATGCATGTAATGAGCTAACATTCTTAACTCTAACCCAGATAAATCGCATCCTACTTGTACATAATCTTTAATACCTGGAACCCATAACGCACGCATTCTTTTGTCTTTAGCTACTTGAGCAACATTTGGATTAGCGTGAGTACAACGACCTGTTCCAGCTCCTTGTGTGTTAACTTCTCCGTGGATGCGACCGTCCAAAGACTTAGAAGCTTTATCATTCCAATCCTTTATCTGACCCTCTAGTTTTAGAGTGTCTCGGTATTGTAAAATTGAATTAGCTTCTTTTACACCTCTTTTATCTAAATCCTTTAAGACTAACGAATCAATCTGAGGATTACCTTTTTCAGTACGAGGAATTGCTTTATCAATACCAGGATACTTTTCTACAAATCTTTGATAAACTTGTAGATTACTTTGCGGATTAAAGGCTGTAATTTTTGATTTAAGTTGCTTACCTGTTTTTTCAGACCAGCGTTCTTCAATAGTATCAGGAAAGGTTGTTTGGAGATTATCTAAATAAGTAGCTCGTTCAATAGCTAAAACCTGTTCTAAATCAACGCCTTTTTCAAGATCATAACCAAATCCTTTTTGATGCTGCTTAAAACAAATCTGAGCTACTAAAGTTTCAAACTTAATTATTTTTTCGTTTTCTTTAATAAACTCTTTTTGAGCTTGCAAGATATCATAGTTTAGCATGACATCCTGCACACAATATGTTAGCATATCGTCGGAGAAATGTGTCCAATCTTCGAACTCAATTTTAGCATTTCCCAAGTGCTCACCCCAGTTTTTTAGACCGTTGCCTCCAAAAGGATGTTGCCTAATATCTGGGTACATTAAACGAGATGTAATAAGAGTATCTAAGATTTTCCCGGTGAATTTAATATTATATAGTTTTTCTATGACAGGGATATCATACGTTGTAATGTTGTGTCCAATAAGCGTATCAGCTTTAAACACAAATTTAACGCCTTCTTCAATAGTACTTCGGATACTATCCGCAGTAAATTTATAAGTTTTCTTTGTATCAATGTCGTAAGCTACTAAACAGTAAATCTCCGTTACATCCCAGTATAGGCCGTTAGCCTCGATGTCGAATACTAGTCGCACGTTTTTTCCTATGTGTTAGGGTTAAGAACCACCTGACCTTCGGACAGTTGAAAATCAACTTCTTTAAGTCTACCAGCGTTTCTATTATAATATAAACATGAAGCTACTCCAGATCTTCCCGTAAGACGATTCTTAAGAACTCTTACAGTAGTTGTATTAGCTTCGTATTCACAATCAGCTTGACGATCACGTTCAAGCGCAATGATTGTGTTTGGAACAGAAGCCAGGCTACCAGAACCTCTTAGATCCTGGAGAGTAATACGAGTACCTTCTTCAAAAGCCTTGTCAGTTTTCTTAAGCTGGGATACAATATCAATGTGAACACCTGTACGTACAGCTAATGCACGTAATTGTTTCATTACAGTATCAATTAAGATACGCTCATTGGTACTTTCGTCATCCTTGCTAACCATCATACCTGCTGCAAGAGCAGTAATGTGGTCTAGAATGATTGTATCTACGCCCAAAGAAACAGCCATGTATTCCATACGCGCTATGATGTTAGTCATTGCGCTATTACCTAAGTGATCGTAGATGTAAAGATTAGTATCTTCTAATGATTTCTTAGCTTCTGAATACTCTTCGTCGCTAAGATCATCAAAGAATTCGATACTAATAGGCTCTTTGCCCATCTTCTTACGCAGGTTGTTCATAATCTTAGTTGCTCTAATAGCCCTTACAGGTTTATTGATAAGCAACGAAATCATGTCATCGCGTGTTTCTTCTGGGGATTCTTCAAGCATGATCATTCCAACGGAACGACCTTCTTCAAGATGGTGGTGTGCAACTTCTCTTAGAATAGTAGACTTACCAGAGCCTGTGCCAGAACACCATAGAGAAACTTCTCCACTACGTTGTCCAAGTAAAAACTCAGATAGGTTATCCCAGGGGTAAGCATACACTTCCATCGTATCCTCAGAAAAGGATTCTGCAATGTCAGCTACGTGTAAGATTTCATCGGGGCTGTAGACTTTAGCTTGAAAGATTGCATTAACAATTGATTTGCTGTCATTAGACTTCAAACATTCGTTTGCGTCTTTACGAGGTAGCGTAGCAATTTTAACTCTTCCTGGTGGAAGAAGCTGAGCGCAATTCAAAGCAGTCTCTCTGCCTACATCATCGCTGTCAAACATAAGAATAATCTCAGGGAATTTTGAAATCCATTCAAGATTGTCTTTAATGTTGTTAATAGCGTTACCAGTTCCTCCATTAAGAGAAACTACAGGCCAACCTCCGTTAGCTTGGTAAACGGACATAGCATCAATTTCGCCTTCCGTAATCACAAGTCTACGGCTATTGCTTCCGTCAAATAGATGTTGACCAAACAAGCCAGCACTTCTAGATTCGCCTCGCCATTTAAATTGTTTATCAGGTCCGCGAAACTTTTGTGCAGCGAGAGAACTATTTACATAAAAGTTAGCTACGTGTACGCAGCCCTTTTCAGGATGGTCGATTAATTGATAGCTAAACTTTCTAAGAGTAGCTTCTTGTAATCTACGATCTGATAAATCTTTATACTCACCATACAAAGGCTTCCAGTCACCTATTGGTTTACGTTGTTCGATCACGTTATTGCCTTTTTCATAATATTTACAACGATAGCAATAAGCATGTCCATCGTTGTATCTTGCTAAATTATCCTCTGAGTTATCATGTCCTTCAGCAGCACACTTAGGGCATTGCTCTCGGTTAGTCACAAAAGACTCACTCATCTGTAGGATACTCCTCTATAGATATTGTAAAATAACCCGCATTGATCTCATCTTCACACCACGCTTTGCTGATAGATAGGTTTATAACCTGCCTATCATCATCCCATAACCAGCCATTGAACTGATCCATTATGCTTTTGGCATAATTATCGACATCGGCTCGTGGAGTAAGCAGTTTGGTTGTTTTGGGTTTTGTTATGTAACACTCAATCTCCACTAAAAGTAGAGAGCTAAGAGGCTCAAAGCCTCCTAGCTGCTCTTCTTTTAGCAGAATCATGTCTTCACGGAATCTTTTATACGGACCGGCATAGTACGTATGTCCCGCTCTTGTTACACGCGGTCTGGATGCAGCAATGGGATTAATATTAAACCTCCATTGCTTTAGCATCAGAACGGTAGATCCTCTCCACCACTTGCAGCGGTTTCACAAGGAGTCTCACATGTTGCAGGATCTCCACAACAATCATCCTTGGGAGTTCCTTCCTTAGAATCTTCAGACTTCTCAGTTACAAAGCCATCATCGTGGCTTTCCCAGCCACTGCTCATTGAGCCATTGGCTTCAATGACTTGTACACCTGAGAGGAAGAGACTCATCTTACCTTCCCACTCACGGGTCCAGATCTTAAGACGGACCTTGTCACCCTTTTGAGGGAAATAGTCAGTCTTTACACCACGAGAATCTACAATCCGACCATATTCTTCCTTGTCCTTCTTAGTGAACTCGGTGGTCTTGACCTTAACGATAGTATCGCCAGATTCTTTGCCAGTATAAGTGCCGTTGAGGGGCATACCAAGCTTATCAATTTGAGCCTGGAATTCCTCATTGACTACGACCTGAACGTCGTGCTTCTTGCTACCCCGGAATTCGTCAGGCTTACGAAGGTTTGCCCATGCGATTTCTACTACCGGAGAATAAAGTTCATTGTTACGATTTGCCATTGTGTCTTTCCTTTATATTACACAACTTACTTGATGGGACTACGCCCAATATTAACGCCAGTCTTCTAAAAATAGGGGCTCGAAGACAGCGCTTTCACCATTTAGAACTACACCACATCCTAGAATAGGACGTTTACTATAGATCTTACTATAATTAAGGTAGGGAGATCTAGGATCTACCCCGCAACCAGTTTGCATACCAAAGTATCTTGAGGCCTGGTTAGCTCCGTACAATACTCCACCTTGAGCGTGGAAGTGTCCTTGCACGACGGACATAAATTCGATTTGAGCGTTTAAAAAAGCAGCGTTTGCTTGATTTGAGCGCCCCTTGTCACCGTGTCTATAGATTACACCGTCAATGATTAAATCTGTGTAACGAGGAAGTACGTTCCATGTATCAGGGAGATCTAGGATCTGTGATAGTGATAAGAGCATTGAAGGAGGCAGCCCTGCTTCCTGCGCTTGTCTAGCGGGGAGAGCAGAGTGGTTTCCGGTTAAGTAATCAACCTTAGGAAAAATTTTCGTTAGGTTTTTTACCTGGCGCTTAGCTTCTTCTAGCTCTTCTTCAATGTTAGGCATTCCTATTTCTTTAGCATGGAAACTAATACCATGAAAATCGACAAGATCGCCAATATGCACGACTCTATCGCAGTTCCAAGAATCATAGATATCCTTTAAAAAATCTGGATAAGAATCTAACATTGCAGGACAGTGTGTATCTCCAATTACAAGAACATTACTCATGAACGCTCCTGTACTGCCTGATAGAAGGGACGTTTACCTTGATAAAGAATCTTCCATTCTTGGGCAATCGAAGGACCTACATATCGAGTAGATTTGTTCTTTTCTTTAATCACGTACTCTTGTGGTTCATGTACATTAACTTTGCCAGCAAGTGCGGCTTGTTGGGTACTAGATAAGAGCGATGGGTTTTTATCTTCAAGGCATCGCTCTAGAATTGGAGTACCATTAGAAAGATGCGTAGCTGCTTTGCTAGGCATGATTTCTAGTTTAGTCCCCTTAATAGGGCCACTAATAAATCTACGTTCTTTACTCATTATCTTCGCTTTCTAAATCAAAATCATCATCATTAAACTCGTAGGGTTCTTCTTCATGCTTTTCTATGTTATCTAAGAATTCTTGAAGAAGGCCCATTAAATCAGAGTTACTGATGTTTTCTAACCCAGTCTTATTAGGGTTAATAACGTTAAACTCAACATGGATAATATTCTTTTCAGCGGTTTCTTCTAAATGGTTATTTAAAAGCTCATCTGTGTAGATATCTGAAAAATAATGCGCCCACATTTCGCTTGGAGCCTTAATAATTTGACGCTTGTTTAACTGAGGACTTTTATTCCTTAGCCAACTAACAAAAACTTTTGCGACTCGCTCACAATCAGCTTCGCTTTTAATACTAAAGTTGTTTTTCATTGTAAAACCTTTGAGGAAATAATCATACCGGAAGGAATAACATGTACGTAACCACCCGATTCACCGTCTAAAATAATAGTATCGCAAATAGCTATATACTCTTCTGTTTGTTTTAACATCATACCAACAGTCCGTACTTTAGACGGGCCGTTGTTTATAGCCTCTTCTATTTCTTCAAACGTTTGCCAATCTGACCCTCCGCTACATACGGCATCATACCAGTCTATGCAGACAATAGGCAGTTGTTCTAAGTTATCCGAAAAGGTATTCGGAGTTTCTAACATCTTGGATGTTGAATGATCCTGGATTGGGGAGCTTTCTCCCAACGGGACCGACGACATTTTCGATGTCATTTTTGAATTTTTCGAGTAAGGGTTCTTTGTGTATCTCATAAAATGTTTCTATTAAAGACTTTCTCATTAAAGGTACGTAAGAGCAATGGCAACCAAATGAATCATGTACCATAGAAAAACTAGGTATATTATAAATCAACATTCTAAGTATAGTTAACACCATATGAGCAGCGTCAATACTATGAATATAATTTGGAGGAATTGCTTGAATAGCCATGATTGGAGAAGGGTTTTTGGTATCTTCTACAATACTAAGCTGAAGCCTTGAATTTCTATATAAGTGAGTATCAAGAACTTTCACTCTCTCTTGTGTATATCGATTGATTACTTTAAAACCAGTTGGTGTATACCAAGAAGCATGTTTTCCATGAGCGGCACATAACTCAGTAAGGTCTTGAAGAAAAATCTTACCTTCATTAGCAGAACTAAGCGCACCGTCTAAAGAGTTTCTAATGATTAAAGAAAGCTCGTTAACAGCTTGTGTTTTATCAGTAGGATCTTCAATCCAATTAAGATGACCTTCTTCTCTACAGTAACGACGAATTCCATGATCTGTAATACCGTAAGCATCACACATTGTAGAACGTTTAACTACTTTACGAGGTATGTTTTTTTCCCAATGCTCGTAGAAAATTTCCTGCCATTTGGTTAGACCTTGACTACAAACATTAGTAGCTACATCAGCTACTAACTGGTATAAATCACCAGGTACTTCAGTAGGAGCTACGTTTACTTGTAAGGCAAGTTCTTTATCTCTCATAATAGCAGACCAATGCTGGCTACCATTACAAGACCCATCTAATTGGACGGGCAACTGAGAATAACCTGTATCTAAAGCTTGGACTAAACCAAAGGCTGAAGCCAATCTTTGAAAGCTAGGATTTTTCTTAGTAGTTTCGTTATCCATCCAAATATCATTACTATAAGGATCTTTAGCAATTGCTCTGATGTCGTCGATATGGTTTTTGACCCACAAGACACGGTCGTCAAAAGAGACCTTGTCACTGGCGGGGCCAGAACCAAAATCGACTCCATCAAAACAATTAGCTACATGCACCATTAACCAGTACATGCCCTCTTTTGTCACTTTTACTTTTAAGGCAAACTGAAGCAGTCCCTTATCAAAGTCACCGCTTTGAGGACTTAGCATTTCAGTAACTGTATAAGCTCTGCCACGAAAATCCATTGTGTAAGCATGATAAAAGAATTGAGCAGAAACTAACTTTTTAGCTAAGTTAAGTCTAATTTCCATTTGGGCTCGTTTTTGAACCTCTTTGTACCATAGACTATATTGCTCTTCTTTTTCTTTTTTCCACGCTAGTTTTTCTTCTGGTTCACCAGACTCAGGAAAAGGCCTAAGAAAAGTAAACTGTTCAAAATTATAAGCGGGCATGTTACAGTTGGTGCTGTTTTGTTGGTAAATGGTATTCATTACCTCTAAAACTTGTTCGTTAACAGACCATTCTGTTGTTTGCAAAGCATTTAAAGCCTCAAGGCTTTGTTCACTTGATTTGCTTATTCCCCCCACCGTTGGTTTTCTACGATCTAACATTAGACAACCGCCAGGTATTTCCTCGGAATGAGGAATAGGAGGTACTAACATTGGCCTGTATAAAATACGAAGGAATTGATAATAATCATGTCGCCTAATAAGTTCGAGCATGATGTTTGGGTCCATGCTGACTTCGTTATAGCTTCGTGTTTTATTATTCTTTCGGTAGCTTCGCTTTGTAATTTCGATTACATTGTGAGCTTTGGCTACGTTAAGAAGACAGGTTCCTAGAAATAACGTTTGTTTTTTACTCCAAGATTGAATTGAATCACATCTTTTTGTAAAACGCATACATCTTTTCTTATCCCAACGTTTAACATATTTGTTAACGTATTGGTATTCTTCTGAGTTATTTAACTTGGCGTGTTTAAAAGACGCAATAAGTTTAGCTTCTTTGCCTACACGATAAGCTACAGAATAAAAGTTATCCACTCCGTTAGAATAGAGTTTCTTTCTAATATCTCGGCTATCGACAAGATCTTCAATAAGCTGTGAAATAACAATAGCAGCTAAAGTTTCAGAAGGAATAAGAAATAGGGCCGGAGCCCATTCGCGCATACGACCGTCTTTGCTTATTTCTTCTTTAACCATTTCAAAAGAAGACGTACAGTCTTTAATAAACTGTTGGATTAAGTCTTGCTCTGCTGCACACTCTGTTTTACAGTTATCATAACCCTTCCAATACTTGTTTAAGGATTGATCTGTTAGGGTTTCTTCAATATGATGCTGATAAGTAAATCTAGTTGACTTGTTCTGGTCACTTAAAGAATTCCATCTATTCATAGCTCTCCTTAAAGTTAAAGGGTGTGTGTCTCTCTTAGACTCAGGCGTTAACGCCCGAATATAAGGGCTCTCAACGATACTTTCGTTACGAAGAGAGCCCTTATTATCAGACCATCTCTAGAGCCGTTTGCATGACCTTGTTGGTCTTGCTGGCTCGAAGCCCGATGGCACAGTCGACGTATCGTCGATCCATGTCAGGCTTACGACCACGCTTAGAGAGATTGTGCTGAACATAGTGGGTGACTGCATTTGCAGCAGTCCATAGGGTTGGACGGCATCCCAGCTTGTTAACTTCCATATCAAAGATCTGATTACAATAAGCGATATAGGACCCGATTTTGCGGGATTCCTTATCAGCATTGCGAAGATCTCCGGTAAGTTCCAAGGCAATAGGAGCTGCTTGCTTCCACAAAGTATCCAGGTCTGTTCCACGGATATCTCTGTTTACAAGAGGAGATACTGCCTTACGCCAGTTATTTTCCTGGATACGAATACCATCGAGGTGCTGCCTAAGGTCTCGAAGCTTATCATCAAAGTTTCCGTTATGAGTAATACGGAAGTATGATTGAGTCTTCTTAGCCGCCCTAAAGGCCATTGATAGTTGATTAGCACAATTAAGTCTAAAAGTACTACCCATCGTCATTACCGAAGATGAGCCATCAAAAGAGTTTACAAGGAGGAAGTTGGAATTAACGGGGTCATTTCCAAGATCCATATCTGAGATTTTAGCCTGGTACATCATCTTAGTACCACTCCAACGAGTCTCAACCTCGTTATTAGTTACAATACGAACAAGCTCTTCAGCCTCAGAGGGCTGGAGGACTTGATAATCGTTACTCACGACCCCAAGAGGTTCACCTGTATCGGTACGATAGGTGATGCATCGCTTAGGGTCAACAATCATTTCACGGGTTGATTGAGCGAGGCCATTAATTGGTGTAGTTTTTTCTACAGTAAACATGTGTTCTCCATTAGTGATAGTGAAAGATCAGTGACTTTCACGGACAGCCTTACGCCATGCGGCGAGGCATTTCTTGTATTCTTTAGAGTCTTTTCCATGTGACTCTGCGATTTCTATTAGGTCCATCCCAAGTTTAAAGGGAGTGGTGTGACTAGACCGATCCATATCGCCTTTGCCACCTTCCCAAGCCCGGTAGTTACCACCAGATTGGGCAAGAGCTTCTCTACGACGATAGGCATCCCAATTACTTTCTTGCATTACCAGTCTCCATAAGCGTTAGGATCTACGTCATCTTCATAGTCTCTATCTTCGATAGGGCCGTACTTCATATCTTTTTTGATGAACGAAATGTTTGATTTCTTTTCTTGCGGCGGCTTCTGTTTTGTACAGAGCCACTTCATGTAATTCATCGAGGACCCATGTTGAAATTTCGTTTGTCTTTTCGGCCTTTCACCAGATTCCATATTTCTTTTCCTTTGCCAACTTAGTCAGCCCCTTCAGCGTTTTTAAAAGAATCTCTATGAGACTTTAGACGAACTGCAAAATCATATTCATCCTTAGCCAGGGCATTAATTTGTTCGTCATAAGTCAAAACCTCAGCTTTATTAGGAACCGCATATTTTTTAATAAGCTCTTCATGAGGGACAAACTTTAGCCACTTAGCCAATCGAGCAATAGCGTCAATTTGAATCTTATGAAATCCGCTAAGTTCCATAGCATCATACCAATATAGAACAGCGCCTATCCAAAAGTCAGCGTCTGTTTCATCGAGATATTGGATATCTCCATCGGCGTGGTCATGATAACTAATATTAAGATCAGCGTCATTTTCATTGACAGTAATCCTAAGTGTCTTGTCAGGGCTCCACTTATATTCATAAGTGTTACTAAATAATTCATAGTATGCATTAGATGACATAAAAGCATCGTGAAGTTTCATAGTACATCCTTTCTGTTAGCTATATAGATTTCTTTCCATACTCCCAATCTTCCTTGCAATACCAGAAATTGAGCTTCGGTAGGAGGAATATCATTAGCATACGCATAGGCTGCTGTTGCCATTGCTGCGTTTGGGTGTAGGTTAGGATTAAAAGTGACTTGAACAGCTTCTGTAATTTTCTCTACTCTTTGAATAATAGCGCTAGGAAGGTGTCCCAAAGCTTCTTCAATAATAGGATCTTCTTGTTTACAAAAGGCCGAACCAAAACCAGGGACTCTTTTACCCCTAATAGCTAAGTCATCAATGACTTCTTGCCACTTAGGGTTGTTAAATAGTCTACAAGTTTTTTCAATAGGAGCATGAATATTTCCCATGCTAAGCAAACCAGATGCAAAGGATTCATACATAGGCTTACCTAAGAAAGCCATTGAGGCTACGATTTGAGAACTTGCATTGCCTCTCTTAGCAAGTTTCTTATGCATTTTGTTTAAATATTTAAGATCCATTTTTAAATCTTTCTACGTATTCACGTATAAACTCTTTAGCCCGCATTCGACGGTGTCTCATTACATTTTTAGTTATACCTAAAGAAAAAGCTAAAGCATCTTCAGCTCCTTTAGATTCTTTATAACTATCTCTTTTAGCTACAGCCTCAAGAATCCATCGACTGTCCGGAGGCAGGTTTTCAAGAGCTTCTTGAACTAGAGCCCATACTCTTTCGTCATAGCGAGGATGTATATTATGGTAGTCTGGGATTGTCTGTGCAAAATCAATTAGTTCTCCATTGTCATCATAAATTTCTGGATAACTCTGTTCACGCATAGATCCTTTTTCCTTTCGATATACATCAATAATACGTCGAGAGCAGCCTTTAAGCCACTGTGTTAGATTACCTTTAGTTGAGTCATAGCGATCATAGTTTTCTACAGCCCATACCCAAAGAATAGTAACCCTATCTTCGTCTGTCCAATCGGGAGTAAAACGAGCCAGGTGTTTAGCTTTAGGTATAAACTCAGCTATGATATTATATATTTTTTCTTTGTTCATTAATAGCTCCGGGGGGACTCGAACCCCCAAGCCCGTTAAAGGGCGTTAGATTTTAAGTCTAATGCGTATGCCAATTCCGCCACAGAGCCAAAAGCACCCCGAGCAGGACTCGAACCTGCGACCTACGGTTTAGAAGACCGTTGCTCTATCCAGCTGAGCTATCAGGGCAAAGGCCGGGGTCTGTTCCAATCATCATATCTTGCGAATACTTCAAGGATATAGTAAGGATTTTTCTTACATCGTTTAATCCAAAGCGATAACCTTCTTAGTTTCATTCGTCCTCGTCAAGATGGCAAAGATTACTTCTTTTGGTTTCGTCTTCATCAACACTCCAGTCTTGAACTTCGCTGTCGTGAATTGACCAATTACTCCAGTCGTGGTTCCAAGGATCTTCTTTAAACTCAGCAATAGCTTCTTCCATGCTTTCAGCTTCAACAACGACTTCAGCAGTAGACCAAGTAGTTTCACATACGTCAATAATAATATCATAAAGTTGCTTAGCCATTAACAATTTCCTGTCCAGTTTTCAAAAAAGATACCAACGTCTAAACCGTTAGTAATTCCATCATTATTAAAGTCAGCTAGGTCTGTACCCCACGCTGACATAACAAGACCAAGATCAGATCCGTCTACACAGCCATCTCCGTTTAGATCGCCGTAAGGACTAATCTCTACGCTATAAGCCCAGTGGTGTGTTATAGGCCACGAGCCTACGCGATTAGATACAAAGAAAATTACTTCTCCGTCTTCAGCGCATACTTGATACCAATCTCTTTCTTGGTGTACAATATAAGAACCTTTTGGTAAGTCTACAGTATGTCGGTATTTGATTCGCCTAAAGCGAGAGTCACTAAGATTAGTGAGAATTACATAACCCTGCGAGTCAAACAACAACCCTGGATCTTCTCTATTATCAATGTAATTTACTTCAACTTTTCTTGTTTCTCTTACCACTTCACCAGTAGTATGAACCCACCCGTTACCTAGACTTTCTCTGTTTACTTCAAAGAAAGGCAAAGGAGGAGCGCATAGTTGATCGGCTAGCAAACAAGATGTTATAAATAAAACAATAAAGACAGGTATCTTATTAAGTTTCATCTTCTTCCTCGTTTTCAGGCAAGGTATCTATCCAAGTATTAACACGATCCCGAAGATGTCTTTCACACCAATCGTCAATCATAGCATCAAGATCTTCGTAAATTTCGCTTGCAACTTCGTTTACAAAGTTATCAATTTCATCTTCCCACGCTTCAGTTTTATTATCAGCTCCGTAATAACTAGGACCAGATTCTGCTATCCAACATTCTACTTCGTGTTCAATCTCTCTAAAAACGCTCATTATCGAATCCTTTTTCCGTTACCCGAACGAGAAGTACGTGAGGGAGCATTTCCCTTACCTTTCTTTGATCGGCGGGGCTTGCCTACTTTAGTCCAGTTTCTTACGCTTAGTGAAAGCTGGTAACTATTCTTCGCCATTATTTAGTTCCTTATCTTCTTCGTACCTAATTTGTTCGTAATGATCTACTTCAGCATCACCATGACGAATAAATTTTTCAATATACCTCATAAGTTCATCGATGTCATCTCCTGCACCGAGTTCAATGCACCACCAAAGAGCACGACACATAGATTCCCAATTAGGTTTGTCTCTCATTATCATTATCCTTGTTGATAAAAGATTTAAGTTTATCTATTAAAGTTACGTTTGTATTAGATGTTTCTTGTTTTTCAAGTTTTTCTACAACGTACTTAGCCAAGTCTTCCCAAAACTTTGACATAGTATTCTCCAATGGGCCGAGTCGGATTCGAACCGACGATCTATCGATTATGAGTCGACAGCTTTGGACCGCTAAGCTATCGGCCCTATAGATTATTGACAAGGCGCTTACTCGCGATTGAATCCTTGCCAATAACCTAAATGCACCGGGCAGGATTCGAACCTGCGGAAATGACGGCGATTATAAGTCACCCGCTACACGCCAACGCAGCTAGCCAGTGCTAATGCCTCCAGCTGGACTCGAACCAGCGACCCTCGGCTTAAAAGGCCGGTGCTCTACCAACTGAGCTATAGAGGCCAAACCTTATTCGTTATTTAGATACCCAGCAAATTCCATACCAGGCTCGTCATAAAACCAAGAGATGTGAGCATCATCAAACATAGCATTAAGCTCGTTGTAGATTCCTTCTGGAGGAGACCAAGCTGTCTCAAAGTACATTTGGAGCCAGAGATCTTCGTCATCTTCTACCCAAACTTGATCAACTACGGTGTCTCCGATTTCCCACTTAGTTCCCCAAAGATCTACAGCTACATTATAATCCCATTTAGGATCACCGTTCTCATCTTCGCCCAAACCCAAAGGTCGGATCTTATGAAAATCTAGAAAGTAAGTGCCGGGTTCATCTTCAGCTTCTGTAAGACATCGGTTAATGAAGAGCTTTTTATCTTCAATAACATCAAACGAAATAGTTACTCTGTTTTCGCACCAGTTAGGCATTAGTCAGTTCCTTGTAATGCTTTCCAAGACATAGGAAAGTGTTTAAGAATTTCTGTTTGAACAGCATCGGCATAGGGCCAACACTCAGCTTGAGCATGTTTGTCGCTTCTTAGTTCAAAGAAACGCCACCATGCTTGAAGAGATCCCGTCCAAATCCACTCAGTCATCATAGCCTGGGGCATGATAGCTCGGACTTGTTCAGGACAAACCCCTTGTTTAATCATAAGACGATAATCTTGTGCGTGTTCGTACATTTGATTTACGTATTCGGTTAGTAAATCTTCTTTAACTTCAACCGCGTTTTCTTCAGTAGAACCTTGCTTAATATTAGAAGGTCTTTTTCTCCAAGCGTCTGGTATCCAGAACATAGGATCTTCAGATACATAGCGGCGACTTACTTCGTTCCAAGCAAATCCTACTTGGTGCTTGACAAACTGCCTAGCAATAAAGATAGGGGCTCGGAATTTAAACTTGAAATGTACGTGGGCAAAAGGGGACCAATGATCATGATTTGCCAAGTAATGAAGAAGCTTTTGGTTAGCTTCTGGGGTATAAGACCCCGCTTCCTTATCGAATGAAACACGAGCGGCATTGCATACAGCATAGTCGTCTCCCATTTTATCAATGAAAGTAACAGGCTCATATTCTTGGATAAATCTTCCGTCAGTCTCTCTCAGAATCATTAATAGCCCTTTCGTTTTCCTTACCTAGCTGAATCCAGGCGGTAAGTTCATCTGCAAGACGGTTCTTGTGTTGATCTATTTCATATCGAAGTTTCAAGCTTCCCATAGGATAGGGAACATGAGATTTCTTAATAAAAACAGTAGAGTTATTTACATAAAACCCGTCCGACTTATTGTTATCAGCCATGTACATTATCTTCTAGCTCTTTCAGCTGATCTAGCAGCTTTGACAAACGTTTTAGTTCTCTCGTAATATAATCAGAAACTAACTGAGTGTTTATTTCTTCAGAATATCCATATTCATCTTCATGACTTGAAAGAGTATCAGAACAACACCCACAACTCCAAGTATTAGCGTGAATAATTCCATCCCAAATCGTTATGCGGTCAACTCTATCAAGAAGTTGTTCCATTGTACTCTCCTCTTTCGATATCCTTAAAGATAACGTTTGCCAAATATTCCAAATAAGAATGTGCTGGGACTTCTTCCCACACACTTGATGTATCGGTCAACTTAAAGACACCGAAGTCATGCTCGTCTGCAGTTATATTAAGGACAGTCCCGTCATCAAGCCTTACATCGTATTCTTTTTTAATAATCTCATAAACACTAGGATGATACATTAGAAATTTCCTTAATAAGTTTTACAACAGTGCCTTCATCTGTTGAATAATAAATATCTTTAAAGATAGTCTCACACCAGGGCAAACAAAGTTTACATGGTTTTGCTATTCTTAGATTTCCTTGATTGTTAAATCTAAAATTATATAGCACTAAGTCCTGTCTTTGTTTTACTTTCATAAAAGCGTGGATTTCGCTATGAAGACTACGGTATCCTCTGTAAGCATAAGAACTAGGTACTTCAAAACCATTAGCTTCTGCCGCAAGGATTTTGTTATTTCTTAGTATAACGGAGACATGTTTTTTTCTTTGGTTAGATGTCTCTGCTATTTTTCTTGCTTGATCAACAAGATTAGAAAGGGATATCTTCATCATTAGCATCCCAAAAGTTAGGGTTAAACCTTATAGGTTTCCATTTAAGATGTTCATTTAAAGAGTGTTCGTCATAAGCAGGGTAATCAATCCCCTCAATTGGAAAGTAATCATCACCTTCAAACGGTTCTGTGTAATCAATATCCATTTTATCCCCATTGAGTTGCCATAGCGTCGGCAATACCTTCATAAGTAGTAGAACGAAGTTTCCACCTATCTTTACTAGGCGGTAACATATGTACACGAGCTTCTCGTCCATCTACAATATCTGTAGGTTCTAGCTTAGGAAGATTCTTAAGCCAGAGACAAGTAGCTTTAGTTTCACCATGACCGAATTGCCAGGGCTGGATTATTTGATCCGGTTTTCGGATCTTACTAGAAATAACAGAGACAGGATTTTCTAAAGCAATCTTATTAATAGGCGCATCTAAGAGAAGCCTAACAAAATCAAGAGCTTCTTTTTGTTCTTGTTGTTTATCTTTAAACCAACGTGCTCCTGATACAGCTAAATGTGTACAAGGAGGATGAGCAATCATTAAATCCCAGTTATCATCTAAGATATCTGTTACATCACCTTTATAGTGAGGTCCCTCTACGTCAGTCTCTAATAGATCACAAGAAACAGCGTAATGACCTTCTCTTATAAAAGCATCTCGAACTCTGCCACTGTATTCACAAGCAACTAAAACTTTCATGTGTTTTCCTCATCAAATAAAACCTGGCATTCATCGCATCGTTTTCCATCAATCATTGGTTGATTACAGTCTTTACAGGAGACAGGGTAGCGTTCTTCATCGCACATTCTACTTTGTTCCAATACTTTAGGGTAGCAGATTTCTTAAATCCGTTAGGCCCACCATTCCAAATCCGAGCCATATCTTCCGGGGTAGGTGTTCTACCCAGCCTTTTCTTTGTTGCGTATCGTTTCATATACGCACGAAAGACCTGCTTAGAGTATTCTAGGTCAGCGCATTGGGAGTATTTACCACCGATGTTAGCGTCTTGCCAGCATCCACGGTGAATTTGAAGGGGTCCTAAAGCAGCGCCATTGTCACCGCTAATAGGACCAAGCTTCCCATTTGTTTCTACTTGATGGATTGCATCAATCAACCCATTCATCATCATCGTATTCTTCATAGAATTCGTTGAGATCGGAGTATTCAGAGAGCAAAAGCTCAACAGACTCATCAATAAAATCATCATTTTCGCTACAAATCCTAAACATAAGTTCGTCGAGATTATCTGGATCACTTGGGTCCAGACCATAAGAGGACATGAGTTCTTCAAAGTCAGTCATTGTTAAAGTTTGCTCCATTGTAATCAGATGGGGTTGCCATCTTTTCCTGGATTCCCTTAGCTGCGAGATGTACGTCTTTACCAAGACCTGCGATTGTGTTACAACCAGTCAAAGTAAAAGCTATAACAAGAGCGATAACCGCCCACAAGAACAGTCCGAAGACCATTTGTTCATTATCATTATTATTCATAGTGTGTTCCATAGATCTAAAAATAGGTCTCCCCTAGCCGAAGCTAGAGGAGACCCGTAAACGTTGTGACAGGATTTACTTATTACCTGCATGACCCCACCAAAGTAGGCAAGGGAGTCAGCCATTGCATCCTTCTGCGTCGAAGGTATCTTTCACCGATTGGCTCTAAGATAGACGCGACTCATGCAATGCACCTTTGCGCGCTTTAGTTCACGCTTAGGTTACACAACAACACCGAGAGCTACTCAGTGCTACTTATGAGTTGACAACAAGAGCAATCTTCTTAGCAAGCTTCGAGCTGTTGTTCTCGATAGCCTTCTGAAGACGTTCCTTGATCTTGTCCTTCATCGATTCCGGAGTGTTCGGGTTATTGAACACGCCCCAGATAACGTGGAGAGCAGTATCTTTGTTCATTTTCATTTCCTTTGTTTGGAGATGTAAGTGAATTGCGCCGTTAGCCAGAGCGCAGAGCTGGTTTGACACAACGAGTGTCAGTGAATTCCAGTGATAGTGAACTACAAAAGCATCAAAGGATTTCGCCGGTCCATACAGGACCAGCAACAGAGAGAATAACGACAGTCCCTTGAAAAAGAGCAGCCCAGGGTTTGAACCGAGGGCTGCTCTAGGGTTTTAGATTCCGATGCAAAGACCCATTTCAGGGATTGGTCCAGGCTTGTTAACAGGGAATTCACCAAGGTTTGAGTGAATTTCCTTGTAGCCTCTTCTCACGACTTCACGAAGTTCAAGAGCATCGTTGATAGTTGTGAAGAAAGCATCGTGAACGACTCCCAGGGTTTTGTGCCAGTTCAAGATAACGTATCTGATAATGGCAGCGTCAAGGGAGTGGATAAGGTTTGGCATTGCTCCAGCAGCGCCTACGCAATTTGCGTCTTGTTCTGTTTGAGTAATGATTCGAAGAGCTTGGAAACCGTCTGGAGTAGTCCACAAGAAAGTTCCAGGATCAGCACTCATACATTCAGAATAGTATTCAATACACTTTTGTCGAAGTGTTTTGATACTCGGAAACTTTTCCAACAGAATTTCTTGACGCTCTTTTACAAAGGCTTTGAGTTCTGTGTAGGTGAATTCTTTTTCTCCAAGGAAGATTGTACTTTCGTCATCAGGGATGAGAAGACCATCTTCATCGGTTTCACCACTTCCGCCTGCATCTGTCCAGTAACGACAAGCGATACCAGCGGCTCCAGACCCATATCCAGTAAGCATCACAATAACCTTTGCAAACTGTCTAGCCTTTTTGGCATTGCCTTTGAACAGAAGTTCAGCAATCTTACCAAGCTTTGCAACAAGCATGTAAAGATCTCCTCTAGTTGAGGAGTAAATTGCGTTTACAGTCTTCGCAAGCTCGAAATCTTTCATAAGAAGAGCCATATGCTGAAATCCAGAACAGGTTGCATCCTGTTCGATCAAGAAATCAGTAGTGCCATCTTTGTTGATTTCCAGGATAGTCAAAGCAGCTCGAACGGCCATCCAATCAAGTGCGCCGTTGCCGTCAAATTCTGGATTCATCAAGAAATGATTTGCTTCTTCAGTTGTGCAAGGCCAGCCTTCATGCTTAAAAATCTTCTTCATGTATTCAAAGCCCTTTACAGTGACTTTGTATCTTTCAGGAGAAGAAAGAGCGGCTCGGCTCAAACGGTTATTCTGAAGAGATCCCCATTCTCCAGACTGCTGATAAACGCGGCCTCTCCAGTCATAAAAGACATCTGTGTAGATAACCTTGTTTTTGGTTCTCCAAAGTCCGAGAAAGGTACGCTCAATTGCTTCAAGCCATAGTTGTCTTTCAGCGCAGACCTTTGGAAAGACGCTTGCAACGTAATCGACAAACAGCGGAGAAACTCTGAAACCTTGGTTTGAAAGTTTCTTAAGACACTCATAGTGTGGAGAGTCTTCGGAAGGAGCGTAAGGAGATCGAGAAATCATGGGTCGGTTTGACCCAGGAATTACAGGAGAGTTTGAAGGAAGAGCCTTGCTATAGATTCTACCGTCGTCTTCAAACCCTGTTTCAAAGTCTTCGTTGATAAAACGGGTGTAAGCAATGCAGCTATGTTGGTTCAGAATCATCATTTTGTTTCCTAACGAGATACTTCAGTGAATCCAAAGTCTTCCATAGAAGAAACTTTGGTTTTGAGCCGGGCAAGATCCTTTTCTTGCCTCCTGATATGTTCTTTGATGTCTTTGATTGACATCTTCCATTCCGGGCCGTCACCGGCCTCTAAACCTGTTGTATGATGGCCACCATCAAGGGTTGTAACATTGATTTCTCCGCACATTGTGGCGGAGATTTTGTCTGTCTGATCGGCGGTAATATAGAGCATTTAACCTCTTTTTGTTTATACCCGAGCTAACTAGTACGGTTCTCCTTATCGGGGTCGGGAGTAAAGAGCAGTACCATGCTAGGGTTGGGTTGTTTTAAAGCTCGCCCATGCTTAGTTAGCAGAACTATCCTGCGCGAAGCGCATATGACGAAAACGTGTGGGAGTGAACTCAGGGTTCGAAGGGAGCCCGCAGAGGGCTCCCTTCGGGAATCACGCGCCTGGCGCGTGATAGTGACATGGCTTGAAAAGAGCAGCCCAGGGTTTGAACCAAGGGCTGCTCCAGGGTTTTAGTCGGCGTGAACATCTCCGTCTTCGGTGAAGAGGAGGAATGTCCAGGCCTTTGCCTTCTGCGAACACGCAGCCAAATAGGCTCCGGTGCAGAGGATGTCTTTTGAACGGTTCAGTTTGGTGAACCATTCCCCGGATTCTCGGACGAACAGAACAGTTCCTTGGCCTGCTCGGACTGCTGCGTCAAGGCCTTTGGCTTCCGAGTCTTTTTGAAACAGTACCAACTGCTTCATGCTTCTGATGAACCGGCATGTGAACATCATTGCTTGCCGGTCAGTCATGTAACCCTTCCGTCTGGCGTTCCAGATTGCGTCCTTAAATCTGCTTACCTGCTCGTAAACGGCAGCGTGTGCAGGGCTTCCAGGTTCCATGCAGTCTGGGTTGGTGTTTTCGCAGTCGATCAGTTCGCTGATGTCTTTGTCCATCAGCACTTGCGTCATCAGGGCTTCGGCGGGTGAGGTAGGATTTGTAATGATCATATCAGGCATGAATGTTCTCCAATAATAGTGTTTGTAGGATTTGAGACGTTTTAGGCTACCCAGATATCTGGATTGCCTTGGAACATCAAGGTTTTTACTGCTTCGTGCTGGATGCAGTTGGCGTAGTACTGGAATTGCTCGTCTACGTCGACGAGCGGGAGTGAGACTGCTAGGCCGTACATCCCAGTCTTTTTCCCTTCTTTCAGAAGCTTGAAGGAGAGATGTCCGGATGTGATGTAGAAGAGTTGAGACTTTGCGTCTGCAATTGACTCGTTGTAGTAACTCTTTTCATGATCATCCATTTCTTCTGTTTCTATTTGGTTTTGTCTAACTTCAATCCAGGTTTCCAGCTTTTCAATCCTGTTGTTCAGGTTTTTGACCATGTGATCAAGAAACAACATCATGTTGTAGTTAGAGGCGTTGAAGACGCGTTCCAGGGATTTATCAGCGTTCTCGTAAAGCATATCCATAGACATTATACTTCTCCTTGGTTCTAGTGATAGTGTACATCAGCCAATGCCGGAGAGTCCGAGTCTCCACGCAACTTTGAAGTTCCTGCTGATCAGGCAAGGCGTTGCTCTGCAGTTGCAACGGTAATCGCGGTATTGTCCAGCACTCACGCAGAGCAGGCTACGTTGCAGGTTGGATGAGTGTTGTCTGGGATAAGATCTTGTTACCAAGATCCGAGGCCGCTCTCGCTCCCAGTGTCGGCACGGGCTGATGCACAGTATTCTAGTGATAGTGAAATGGCTGTTAAAAGGATCCTTGGGCGATGAGCCCAAGGATCCAGGTGATCAGTCGTTGCTGTGAACGACTGCAGCGGCTTCGACCCCTTCGGGGTTGTTGCCGCTATAGATTTTAATGTCCAGGTACTTGTCATTCATGTTCTGTCCCTTTCAAGAGAAAGATATAAAAGAGCATTGCAATTCCGTAAATTGCGATTAGAAGGTATCCAAACTCCATACCATCCCTATCCTGCGCGAAGCGCATGTTTTGTGGGACTACCGGAGGGTCGCCAGTTGCGCTTGCAACTGTCAACGCCCTCCAGTAGGGTCTGAAGCTCTCCTTTTCGGTGCGAGCTTCTACAACGTCCGGTCAATTCCGGAAAATAGGTGAAAGGCGGTGACTGGACGGATCCAGCCGCGTTTCTAGTGATAGTGAAATGGCTTGAACCGAGGGGCAGCCCTGGGGCTGCCCCTCGTCTGCCTCACGGGCGGCTAAAGCCGACCGTGAGTGCCTCCAGGTCCACACCCTCGGCTACGAGGGTTTGGACCTGCTCGGACTGCTGAGCAAGGCTCAGAAGTCCGAGGTTGACCAACTCGCCGTCTGCGGAGAGTTGGTCAAGGAGCGGAAGCCACTTCGTAGAAGAGGCTTCCGCGATCTGGGAGCAAGGGACCGACGCGACAAGCGTCGGTGCCTGGGTCCCGTCACCATCGAAGAAATCGATGGTGACTGAAGCCGCTGCCATGTCGCAGACATTGCAAGCGGCGATCCCCCGCGTGGCTTCGCACGCGGCGGCGATGGACAACCAACCTTTGGTGGTGGCCAGCGTCGTTGCCGGGAGCGAGGCCTCAGCCTCGATCACGGCGGTAGCAAGCACCGAGACATCGGGGGTTGCGTCGCCTTGGAGGGCCGCAAGGGCCTCCAGGGCGTTCGAGCGGATCTGGGCCCGCGAGGGACCGGAGGCGATCGAAACGGAGCGAATGGAGCTGAGGGTACGAAGGTTCATGAGCGGATCCTTTCGAAGGAACGAAGAGACTGAGAAACGGAGCAGGCTACGCCCTGCCTCCGTGTCTTTCCTGCCCGAAGGGCTTCCGGAGCGAGCGCAGCGAGCGGTCTTTGCTGTGAGGAGCGCAGCGACGAGCAGGCAGGGCCGAGGAACGAGGCCCTGGGCTGCGAGCCTGCGAGCAGCCG